AAGACCAGCCTCGACCAGCATCTGGGCAGGGGTCAGGTCGTTGTGGACCTCCTTGCCCAGACCGTGCCAGGGCTTCTCACCAGCGTACGCCATCGTTTCGACCATGTGAGCCATATGTGTGTCCTTTCAATATGATTGGGTTAATCAGTCAATATCCGTATACTAACTGCTAACCGAAAAAATGGCAACGATCATATTTCTCTCCTCAGGCTGCACACTCACTATACTCATCGTTCTCAATCAGCACAGTGAGTTCGGGGAACTTCTCAGAGATGTACTTCGAGTAGATAACGGACCCAAGATCGTTACGAACCTTGTCGAAGCGATCCTCGCCCCTCGAGTACACATAGGTGCGCAGCTCGAAGAACTCAACATCTCCAGTCTTCGCACTCTTGACGTAGATCCCGTTCTTGGAGGTGCCATCCGGCATCGTGTGAAGCAGGTAGTCCAACCAGGTGGGCGTGTGATGCTTCAGCATGTATCTCTCTAGAGTCGATGCAGTCGTGCTCATAATGCCGGTGGTGGGATTAAAGCGGAACAGAGCAGAAGGGAACATCAAAGTCTTCATTTCCATCTCCTTGACCATATAAAGATCATAAGTGTTTCACGAAAAGAAGTCAACCATCATGCTGCCTCGGAGATATGCCTGCATGCACGACGAAACTTGAACCCAGTGCAATCACAAGCACGGCCGTTGGGACTGATCGTGACTCGGTAGATGTTGCCTTTGGAACCAGCAACTTCAACAACCCTAGTTGCAACTTGAGTCTGCTGGCTGACGACTATCTTTTCGTCGATCGAAACAATCATCGAAGGGTGGATCTCGCGGACAGGAAATAGATTGCTGCCAGTTGAAAGGCAAATCGTTCCAGGCTCCACGAACTTAGGAGGAGTCAGTGGCTCACCTTCATACACCTCAAACTCGCGAATTACACCTGCAGCATAGAGGTGCCTGGAATCCCATAGAGGATTGCGAACCTTGACGATCATGTGACCTCCTGTTTCTGGTGCGTCAGGCCGCCTTCTGGGCCTGACGCTGCTTGAGGTATGCTGCGCGAAGAAGCTGACGCCAGTAGATCGAGATCCGCATCCCGCCCTTCGCATAAGGCTGACGCCAGTGATTAATCTGCTCCTTGGTCAGATATCCCTCCTTGAGGAAGAACTCAGCCATCTCCGTGCCAGCCTTGGCATCGCATGGCCGGAACCCCTTCATGTTGTGATACTTGGACGACTTCGCAATCTGCTCATCATTCGTCTGGTTGTTCCGAAGAACAACCAGGGCCCTGCCAATGGCCTTATCGTTCGTCTCAAGAAGGCGAACGACGTCCCGGCCGCGAAGGTTGAACTGTGTCTGCATTTGCATCTCCAACTGCACTTGTTGTATCCCTATCATCCCTTTTTACGGAAAAAAGACAACAACAAAAAAACAGTGCATTTCAAAAGGAAAGGGCCGGTTTCCCGGCCCTTTGTGTTTGTTAACGATTATTTGGTTTCTTCAGGTTTGACCTCTGGAGCTGCCTGTTCAGGCTCATCCTCTTCAGATTCCTTATCATCACGTTCATCCCAAGAATAGTCCTCATCATCACTGTCAAATGTCTCTCCAAGACTTGTATGAGTAAGTTCACCACAAACTGCATGCAACTCCTCGACATAATTGTAGCCTGCAGCATTAACAAGCGAAGCGAGATTCGAAAGCAAATCTTTGAGATCCATTGGTGTGCACACAATACTAATCTTTGAATCCTTATGGAAATCGCCTGGACGATTAATTTGTTCAGCAATAAGAGTATAGCGAAAATTATCAGACATTTTATATCCTCAGTTCATTGGGGTTAGATTGGCTGCAGTGATACGGACCTTCTCGCGCTCCGCCTTGGGCAGCGGGATGAGGCCCTTCTTCTCGAGATACCCGTTCTCGCCCATCGAGCGATCCGAGACGTACTCGGAGACGAACTCGCGCAGACCCGGGATCACGCCGGCATGGGCGTTCTTCACGTAGACGAACATCGAGCGGGACACGGGATACTTGCCCTCGGAGATGTTCTCGAAGCTCGGCTCGACGCCGTCGACATGCTTGGCCTGGAGCTTGTCGATGTTCTCTTCAAGGAAGGAGTAGCCGAAGATCCCGATCGCGACGCCCTGACCAGCGACGAGGCGCTGGACGATCAGGTTGTCGTTCTCGCCGGCTTCGATGAACTTGCCGTCCTCGCGGATCGCGGCGCAGGCCTGGGCGCGGGCGCGGGAATCGGCGATCGCCTTGATTTCGGCGAAGTCCTTGCAGCCGAAATCCATCACCATCTCGACGAAGGCGTCGCGCGTACCGGAGGTCGGGGGCGGGCCCATCACCTCGATGGCGATGTTCGGGAGCTTGGGATCGATGTCGCTCCAGCGCTGATGCGGGTTGGCGACCAGCTGGCCGTTCTTCGGCACCTGACGCGCGAGGGCGAGCCACACCTGCTGGCGGGTGACGTCGAATTTCGGCGCCCCCTTCTTGACCGCCAGCACGATGCCGTCGAAGCCGATCTTGACCTCGGTGATCGCGGTGACGCCGTTCTTCGTGCAGGTTTCGATCTCGGACTTCGTGATCGCGCGCGAGGCATTCGAAAGATCGGGGTGCTGGGTGCCGACGCCGGCGCAGAACAGGCGGAAGCCGCCGCCCGTGCCGGTGGATTCGACGATCGGCGCCTTTATCCCCGAGGTGCGCGCGAAGTTCTCGGCGACGGTCGTGGTGAACGGGAAGACCGTCGAGGAGCCGACGGCGCGGATCTGGTCGCGGGCGTTTTGTGCAGCTACCATACTTGATGCTGAACAAAAGATAGCAATTCCAGTAATAAGCGTTTTAGTATTCATTTTATTCTCCTATCTATGATCGTCAGTAAACCTATATTCCCACTCTGCAAATCTCTTGCTCAACTCATACAACGAAAGCACTTCTCCGTTTGAGGAAGTGTAGGCGTTTTTAAGTACATGATGAGCTTCGTCACATTTTTCTTTCAGATATAAAATTTCAGCTCTAGCAGCTTCCAGAGCCCATCTGTTTTCTTCAATAGCTTTTGCTAAGTTAGCTATGCATGCATCAATATGTGCTGTCATGTCTCTCATGGGGCAGACACCTCGATGCGGTCTTCGACCACCTTAAGTTTGACTAGTCGTTCATTAAAAGGAATGCCAGAGCTATCATTGTGAATGCTAGTGCGGAAGTAATCAACTCCCCCATCAACAGATACTGTTCCATCTTGACTCGTCCTATAATCATGTCTGTGACGACTGAACATAATTTCACCATCATCAGCTCTCAAACCAATGAGAGGTAATTCAAGAACCTTCGAACCATTGCTGATCAAAATGTTACCGACTATCTGTCGGAGGGCAAAGTAATGAGAGTGCCCTTTCGATACGTCTGGGTTTGGATTGTAAAACACATCGACTGGACCGTATCCCAAGTCAAACGTATCCACAAATTTTGCCTGGTAGTGCTCTTCTGCTCTCTTTATATTCCGTTCAGAGAAGAAGTGCCCTTTGAGAGGCTTCTGAACAATGTTCTTTTTTTCTGCCATAAAACTTCTCCTCAATCAGAACATTGAAAGCATTATAGTCATAATCGGGTTGATCAGCAACAGCGTTTTGTATTTTGCAGCTATCAAGTAGCGATAGAATATTCTGCACAACGAGCTTTGTGTAAACTTCGATGCTGGGCTCAGGGCAAAAGAAGTCTGAGTTTTCTCTACAAAACCAATGTCCGGAAATTTTGTTATACACAAATAAATCTTGAGAAGGCGATCGAAGAATTTTGTCTATATGAGCATTCATGTTTTCGACTCCACATCATTGTTACACCTGTGTCATCAGAAACATGATATGTGTTATTTATACGGAAAGAGCTAGGTCAACCGTTTGTATACCCTGCACGCGCACGGAAGAACTGCAGGATATCAAAGGTCTCGTCCCCCAAAGACGTACCGCCACGAGTCGTCTTCCAATGCGTCTTCGCCTCCTCGAAGGTAAACCAACGACAACCTGCATCAACGCGCCAGCCCTCTTCCGTGTCCCAGAGAAGAAACATGAAACTATCGCTGCGCTGGGTTGATGCCTGAAGACCTTTAAGCGTGCAACCGCCACGCGTGGCCCCACTGAGGTTGGCCCAACTGAGGTTGGCCCAACTGAGGTCGGCCCCACTGAGGTCGGCCCCACTGAGGTCGGCCTCATGGAGGTTGGCCCTACGGAGGTTGGCCCCATGGAGGTTGGCCCCATGGAGGTTGGCCCAACTGAGGTCGGCCCAACTGAGGTCGGCCCTACTGAGGTTGGCCCCACTGAGGTTGGCCCCACTGAGGTTGGCCCTACTGAGGTTGGCCCCATTGAGGTCGGCCCCATTGAGGATGGCCCCATTGAGGATGGCCTCACAGAGGTTGGCCCAACTGAGGTCGGCCCCACTGAGGATGGCCCCACTGAGGATGGCCTCACAGAGGTCGGCCCTACTGAGGTTGGCCCCACTGAGGTTGGCCCCACTGAGGATGGCCAACTTGCCGCGCGCGTTGGCGTCCAGCCACAGTTGATGATCGTTGAGGATTTTCTTGAGATTCATGCCCATCTCCGTTGATAATCTTGCAAGTTATACTAGCAGGTTACTTGGTTGTGGCACGGTGCCTGGCTTCCTCCCATTCACACATTGCTGTTAGTCAAAACGTCCTGAGTGTCTACGTCGGTCTTGGTATCAGTCTTCAGCTTCGCTTTGCGGCTCGGCTTGCGAGTCTCCGGTTCACCTTCAGCCTTCGTACGAGGACGCTGGAGGAAGTCCGGGATCGCAAGAGGATCCGTGTCATCTACTTCTGTGGGAAGAGAAGACTGTCCCTTAGCAATGCTGAACACCTCATCGAGACTGACAGTGATCTTCGAGGGCTTGACAACCTTATGCTTGCGGACCTTGGGTGCGGTCGCGACTACATCTGTCTTAATCTTGTCAGCATCCACCGCCCAACGACCAAGCTTCTGCTTGATGTTATATGCATACGTACGCGCACCGAGCTTGCTCATGCTGAGGTCAGTCATGAGGTACTGGACGAACTCGGCATTCGTCTTGTAGTTCCCAGTCTTGTACGCTTCCATAGCCTGGGACAGCTTAGAGGTCTTAGTCATATAATTCTCCATCGGGTTGATTCGTAAAAGGGTTAAACTGTATGTGACTTAGGGAGTGTCACTGGGACAAGAAAAAAAGTCAACCAGCAATCAAAACCAAATGATCAACGTTTGGGACGTTACCAATTGGTCGATAGATCTGCTGCATACCGTCCCAATGATCCTCATCAAACAGTTTGTCGTGTCTGTCAACAGCCGAGAAGCGAACTTCCTTACCTGTGTGATGAGATTGCACCATGAGGTACTTAGGAAAGCCGCAGCGGGGCCGCTGATAGACAACCAAAGAAAGAACCTTTCTTTCTTTATCGTAGTTGAACGCCTCGAGGGAAACAAATTGACGCTTCATAGGAACAGCCATGATTACCTCCATGAGGAAATGTCAGCCGAACAACTTACGATGAACCTTCTGAGCCTCGTCCTTCGGGAGGACACGCTCAAGCGCAAGCCGCGCATAATCCCACTTGAGAACCCAGACTTCATCGAAGTTCATGTCACGAACAATTTCATTCGTTCCAATCGAATGAAGATACCGAGCATAACGCTCAACCGACTTCTTATCGTAAGGGTTAACAGACGACGGATCCACAACAGTCGGCAAGTATCGAGCCTTCGTCGCCTTCTTCGCAGCCTCGAGCGTCGTGCCGAGAGCCTTCCGCGCGTTGTAGGCGTACGTCCGAGCACCCAGCTTCGACATCTTCAGAGTCGACATCAGGAACTCGACGAACTCGGCGTTCGTCTTGAACTGATTCGTCTTAAGAGCCTCGACCGCTTGTTCAAGTTTCGTCATCTGCATCTCCATCTGACCTATCCCTATCATACCTTTTTCCGGAAAAAAGGCAACGGATATTTTTTCGTGTGTTTTGAAGATGTTAGTCCTTCAATCTAGCGACCTGTGCCTCAAGATCTTCAAGGCTTGTCACTTCGACCTCAATGTCCGACCGATCGAGTACGAAGGTCTCGGCGGTTGATATGAACGAGATTCCATTGAGGTCATAGGAGAAATCCACACCAAAACGATGGCAAAGGTTCTGAAACTCTATGAGGAAGGTTTTGGATCGCTGATTCATCGCTGTCTCCTTGGTCCTTGTTTCCAACTTATGTACTCAGTATAGGGCTGGATCAGGCTTCTGTCAACCCCTGGAATTGCCGTGTCAGATCAAGGGGTTGGTCACATTCCCACGAACCATATGATGGGAAAGGCGATATAGTCGACGCGGATATTTCGCGCGCTCCTTCTTGGAGGCGGCGAGGGCGAGGCCGCGCGTACTGAACACACCCACGACGGCCGTGGGCCACAGCGACTCATTAATCAGGACATATACCTTGGCCTTGGTCTTGGTCTTGGTCAATTTGGCCATCTCTGTCTCCCTTTCCTTGATCATGTACTCAGTATCTTGTTTATTTGAAAATAAGGCAACAGGGCTGTAACTTATTGTTTTTCCACACCTTTTTCCAAACGTACGGAAACCTCAGAAGAAACAATCACGCGTTTAGGCGACGCTCGACATGCGGCAGCAGCAAACGTTGCAAAAGGTCCTGCCACGTACACAAAATCGCCGGATTTGAGTTGTTTTGCGACCCAAAACAATTTCATATTGTGCGTGCCATACGCAGACCCCCCTCCACTAGCAAGATTGTAAAGCTGAGCTTCTGTCAAAGACATTCAAACCTCCTTTGAAAGGCCGTTCTTAATTTCAATTTCAGCGAGCTGCTCTGGCGTGAGCATCATAAGAACGGATGCAAGAGTTCCAGTCAGATATCCAAAAGCAAAAGCATAATTTTCATGTCTTAAAGTAAATGCTGAAGACCGGTTCTTTGCCTCCTGGGCAAGAGACATAGCAATGTTTACATGTTTAGACATATCATTCCTTTCAGTTGTCTATTTGTGAGAGTCTTCGAAAAGGAAAAAAATGTCAACAGAAGATTTTTGCTTGATTTTTGAACGAGATAATTAATTTTGTTTGCATGCTAGCTGAATCAACTATATTTTATACCATTTTTTGACATTTCTTTCACCGCCAAGGACGCAGAATGACACTGTCACTCTCCGGACCAGTAGAAATCATGGTTATGCCATATCCAGTGAATTTCTCAATGAAATCAACATATGCCTTTGCATTTTGTGGGAGATCATTGTAATTTGTGATGCCTCGTGTCGAAGTCTTCCAACCTGGCAAGGTCATGTATTGTGAATCAGAATCTGTTGAATTCACACAAACATTAATCTCGTTCAAGGAATCAAGAACATCGAGCTTTGTCAAGGCAAGCGTCTTTACGTTAGCAATACGAGTGATCTCATGAAAACCAGTCAAATCAAGCCATCCGACCCTGCGCTTCCTCCCTGTCACAGTTCCAACTTCCTTGCCAACGTTGCTAAGAACATCTGCGGCGGGACCTTCTGTAATCTCTGTGTTGAACGGACCGTTTCCTACACGGGTAGCATATGCCTTGATTACACCGATGGTGCACAATTCTTTCGGATGATATCCTGTCACTACTGAAGCAAATGCAGGATTTGCAGGTGAAGACGTCACATATGGATAGGTGCCGTAGAAGACATCGAGCATCATTCCCTGAGCTCCTTCAAAAAGAACAGACTTAACTTCATATGAAAAGATAGGATACTCGCTGATAAATGGATTAATGGTAGTTCTTACTTCTTCAATCATTTGATATGTTGCTTCATCACAGTGTGGGAACTGCTCTTTGAACTGCTTTGCAGTCAACAGTAGATCACGCACTCGGATTGCTTTACGAGCATAATAGTCAGAGTACGCTGGACCAATACCTCTACAGGTAGTTCCAATCGAACCGTTTTCCTTCTGATCAATGTGACGATGCATGGGCGTAATTATGGGGCAACCCTCGTCAATATTAAGATAAGAAGTGGTATGAATGTTTTTGAGCTCCCCACGCTCAGACTGCTCACTGTACATTGGCATCACCTCAATACCATTATCCTTCAGGTAGTTGAGCTCTTTGATAAAATACAAAGGATCAAAAGCAACACCACGACTAATTGTGTTCCTCATACCATTTGTCAAAGCACCTGTAGGAATCAAACTGAGCTTATACGTCTTACCATTCTTGACAATTGTGTGCCCTGCATTGTTGCCCCCATTGAACCTGACAACATCACAAATCTTATTAGGAAGTGCGTGATTGATAAGACAGTCGACAATCTTACCTTTGCCTTCATCGCCCCACTGAAGGCCAACAACAGCATAGTCCATAATAACCTCTCAAAAATTAGGGTAATAGATATTGCCTGCATCCCTCAGCTCCATCAGATGCTGAAGACGCATCTTAAGAAAATCAGCGCGATTGAAGTTGTTGCACCACTCAAGCTCTACGATTTCATCTTGTGTCTTGTAGATTTCTTTGGAAAGAAGAGGAAGCCTTTTGCTTCTTGGAAGTGCCATTACAAAACCTCGCATATGCATGATAAAAATGTTTCTCGAGCTTATGAGCTTCAAGCTCCCAAGGCAACGTTTTATATAGCGTGTCAATTTGCTGTTCACTGAAAATCTTCTTGTGCCATCTTACCCTTGTGCAATTATAAAGATCCTTCAAGTGATCCCTTGTGTACTGCCTAATGTGAACAAACTCATGTGCAAGAGTTTTCAACATCATCTTTTTCTTAAGATTTGAATCTATCTCAATTGCAAAATGCCTAGGCCTGTGGTTTGTCTTCAACCAAACCACTCTTGCATAACAACGTTCTTCTATTTGGAGATTTGGGATTAGGTCTATTCGTACGTAAACATTATCGGCTAGTTTATAGCCGACTATATTGTCACCGTACCATTTTGCAGCGTGCTTGATCTGTTTTCGAGTATTTTCATTACAACCACGAACTCTTAATCGCATAAGAACTCCCTGGTCATCTAGAATGTATGTCGAAAAACTCCTTCACTTCTGCTCTATATTTATGAGAATCTTCGATGACAATCTGAGCAAAGTCGTGCTCGACTGCAATTACCAGAACAATCTGATCAAAGTTAATGTGAAACAAAGATTCAGCCATCATAGCATATGCTGTAGACTGATAGTAATAAGAAGTCAAGTGCTCTTCTAACTTCGTCTTTGACGCTGTCTTTAAATCTATGATTGTATTTTTGCCACGGAAAGAACAGAGCTGGTCAGTCGTCCCTGCTGTTCGTAGATCTTTGGAGTACAAGGGAAGTTCAACCCCGTAGACGGTTTCAACTTCATCAAGAGTCGGTTGAATTGATTTGAAAAGGATCTTAGTCAATGGCATGAATGTGCCTTGCCACGACTCATTCATCATATACTTCTCGACTATCAAATGAAGCTCTGAACCTCGGGTAGCGGACCTGTTTTTGATTCGGTCTGCCTCCTCTTGACCGACAAGCTTCTTCCATTTATCCAAAGACGATTTGTTCATGTTAGAAAGGACAGTAGTCACAGACGGGAAGATTCCATCTGGGGTCTTGTAGTGTCTCATGCCATTCACATCAACCCTTTCTAGATTGACTGATGGCAGCAACTTGTGTTCAAAGATCTTTGTTCTTTCAAAGACCGAGCGATTCCTTAGCGACGATATACTCACGAACGAGTCCACTTCTGACAATGTCGTCAATTTCAAATTCAACATCATCAAAAGACTCGAGGATCTTTAACACCTTCATGAAGTTTCGAAGCCCTTGCTTCTCTCCTTCTCGTGTAAGATCGGACTGCCTCATGTCACCACAAAAGATGATTTGGCAGTTGTCACCAATTCTTGTAATAATGCTGTCGAGCTCATGGAATGTCATGTTGTTGATTTCGTCCACAAAGACAATAGCATCTGAGATTGTTATTCCTCGAATGAACGACGTCGTAGTGAACTCGATGACATTCTGCATCTTTAGTAGGTTGTAGCCATCGTGGCGGCCTGTCAGATGATTTACTATCTGCTCATACGGAGCTTCATACATCTTGACCTTTTCTTTAGCATTACCAGGCATGAAGCCAATGTCCCTTGTTGGGACAACGCTTCTCATAATCATAACCTTCTTCATTTTTTCATCACTGCTCTTCAACTTTAGAAGAGACAAGTACAAAGTGATGAACGACTTGCCTGTTCCTGCAAGACCGTGAAGAAGCAGGTTTTTGCCTTGCTTGAAGCTATCAAACGTCTTTCGTTGGTTTGGTGTAAGTGGTTTGACGTCTATTAGACTGTACGATGGTTTGTTTTGTTTATCCTCCAGCAATCCTTGTTCTCTCAAAATTCTTCTTTGTTTCTTAGTAAGTTTCTGTTCCAATGTTGTTCACCATGTGTTTACTGTACTTTTCCTGTGCTTTGATTTGATGTTCTTCAAGACGTCTCTAAAACCACTGTCTGGCTTGCGGACCCCTAGTCTTGTTGGATCAGCAATTCCAACAGGAAAAAGTACTTGTTGAAAATTCTTGTTAAGTATAAGGAAATCCTCCATTTCTGCTATTGACATAATCTCCGTGATTTCTTCGCTAGTGTCTTTATTGACAAACGTGTAGGTCGGCATTAGTCTCTGTCCTCATAATCATCATCATATCTAAGAAGCTTTTCAATGTTCTTTTGTTTCAATGCATTTTGAAAGTTGCGTGTCTTCTTTTTGTCGTCACGCGTATTAATATAGTTGTCTTCAAAATCATCGTCCCGATGACTCCGCTTGTAGCTCTTACCCATTTATTACCTGCTCCTCCTGAGCAACATTAGTAGGTTGACTAATTTCTTTCTTAGGTCTGCCCCTCTTTTTGACAGGGACTTTAGTAGTATCTTTTTTGGTGCTTTTGGTGTCAACGGACTTTTCTCCGGTGAACTCCTTTCGTGGATTCAAAATTAAGCCAGGATAGGCCTCGAGAATAAGCTCCGCTGGAATAGAAGGGTGAGGAAGTTTGCCATCTTTCATTCGCAAAAGCATTACTGCATCATCAGGAGTAATTGACTCAAGCAACTGAATAAACATCATCTCACGCTTTACTGGCTTAAGGTTGTCGTTGCCCCCTTGAATAAAAAGATAGAGTCGTCTGGCTTCTTGAAACATCCTGCCTTCTTGATCGGGATAAGGACAAGGTTTGTATGGAGGGTTACCTTCAGGCAAAACCCACTTTACATTTTCTTCAAATGCGTAGCGAAGGACAAGGCCAAACGCTTGATTAAAGTTCTTGCGCAAAAAATCAATCTGATTGTGTTTCTCAGCAATCTTAGACGTCTTGTCTAGCAACTCACTCATTCCTAGTTTCATTAGAATTCACCCACCAGTTCAATAAGGTTTTTTAGTTTGTACGAAATAAAGTAGTTAAACATTTTGTCTCTACCCTTGTTATCCTGTTGATGATACTGGTCAAGAATCTTCTGTCTGATATCTTCAGGGGTGTTGAGCAAATCAATCAACTGTTCATTTCGCTTGAAGTTTCGCTTAATCGTATCATCCATCTCTGATACGGGCATGTTTATATATTGTGCAATCTTCTTAGCCGTCATTGGCTTCTGACGATCACCACGTACAAAACAACTGTCAGCAGAAAGTACATTAGGAATCCCATCGCCACGATCTCCCTTAAGGATATGTTCCTTTAAAAAGCTGTCGGGGTTTGAACAATTTACAAACTTCTTTTTGACGGGGTCATATTGTGTCACGTTTGAAAATCTCTGAAGCTGAGCAAAGTCTTTATCCCCAGATGCAATTAAAACATCTTTACCAATGGAAAGCATCTTACCTTCCATAAGAACCAGAGTCCCAATAACATCGTCTGCTTCTGCTCCCTCTACCTGAATCACTCGGTATGGAAAGAATTCTTTGAGCTCACATTTGATTTTGTTGATTGTGTCAAAGATCATTGACCAGTCAAGCTCCGACTGCTCCCTGGCCTTTTTCCTGTTAGCTTTGTAGTAGGGAAAAACATCACGACGCCAGCAATGCTTGTCGTCGCACGCTATAACCATTTCGCCATATTCTTGAAATTTAGTTTTAATGGATCGAAGTGTGTTAAGAACCATGTGTCTAACAAGGCTCTCTTCAATCTTTGTGTTGGTGTGATTTCCAATCTGTGCCATTAGATTAGAAATCGATATTTGATTCAAATCAACGATAATCATCACATCCTCATTTGGTATTTATGTTGGTGAAGTTGTAGAATCCTTTTCATCATCAAATGTAAACGTTTCTTCAGCAAACTTTTGCAAAGGATGTTGACGATTGTGTGTTCGCATGATTGCAGATCTAATCCCATGAGCAATCAATGCAATATCGTGTTGATTTTCTATCATAATTCCATAAGTGCTAATTCTAGCAAGAAAAAACGGCATGAAGTCATCCATGAACATATCTAGCATTGCGTCCTTAAACTCCTCTAGTCTTTTTTCTGCCTCTTCTTTATTAGAAGGAGCTTGCCAAAGTGTGTTTGGGAAGTTGACAACGTTGTTGCTCACTTTCTATATCCTTCGACAATAGAAGATAAAAATGCATTCCACTGAGGACCTCTCATCTTCCAGCTATAGAACATATCTGCGTACATCTTCTGGCCCTTCAAAAGGTTTTGAACTGAGTCAGTATACAGATGTTCAATTGCCTGATCAACCGCCTTGTATAGAACAGCAGCATGATCTCTCTGATGGTCCTGCCACTGATACATCCAAGTCCAGTTGGCTGCCGTCTCTGGGAGAGCGCCGTAGTTTGGATGAATGCAAAGAAGCTGGGCGCTCATTGCTTCCATCAGGGCACGGCAGCTCGTCTCGAGCCAGATAGACGGATAGACAAAGATGTGTGACTTTGCCAGAGCGGCTCGGACCGTCTCCTGATCAGCAAACCCATGATAGGTGATCTGTGGATGATTACGACACTTATCAAACAAAGCTTCATACTGCTGGTCTCTTTGTTCCCAGCCATAAATCTTGAAGCTAGAAAACACATCAAGGTGAATGTTCTTGTGTTTCTCTGCTAGCTTCTCAAAAACAGGAACAAGGATCTGTAGACCTCTGTGAGGAGTCGTGTGATAGATCAATCTGATTTGATTGTCATCCTTGTATGTCACACCCTGAATTGGATCAATAGCATTCAACATCACCTCAGCCTTGTACCACGGCATTCCATAATGCCGCTGGAAGTTCTGCATCTGCCAGTTTGACACGAACACAAGCTTTTCAAAATTATTCCAACCGCCCTTGGCAATACAATCAGACTCTGGATCACCAGGAAGATCGTGTGCCCAGTAAATGTTCGGCATTCCTGCCAATGCACCTCTAAACCTCGATGGAATGATGTGAACCTTAGAAAGCAGCTCCGGATCGACATACTTCTTGAGCCCCTCACACATCAGCTCAGTGCCGCCCTTTGAGTTTGCTCCAACTTCGTTAGTTGCTATCGGCATTTTGATTCACTCCGTAAAGAACCTTGGCAATATTGGGAGGTACGTAGTTTGGTCCCTTCATCACTTTACCATACTCATTTCGAATTGGCTTGCCATCAGGACCGAGCTTGGTCATGTTGGAATCATGCACTTCCTTAAACAGAGCATCTGCATCCATACCAAACGCAACAGCAGTGCCGTAGACGACGTAAAGAAGATCGGTAATTGCGTCGGCAACTTCAACAATATCTTTGTCTGTGATTGCATCGACAAGCTCGCCTAGCTCTTCGCCAATTAGTGACACTCTCAATGATGTTGTGATTTCGTCAGGCCAGGTAACAGATGTGGGAACATCTTGGCCAAATGCTGTCATGAATTGCTTTACACGTTCAAAATTAGTCATTGTCAACCTCCATAAAAAACGATGGCCTCTTTCGAGGCCACCGAATCAAGCCTGTCTAGTAATGTATGCAGTTCTAATCTTCTCTGGAGAAAAGAACTCTATCACTGTACTTTTCACTACGTTATTATCAAACGGCTTACAAGAGAATACATCAAAGTAAGCATCACCAGTGTCGTCGCAGAAGTGAGCGCAGATGTTGCTTGTCTCGATCAACTGAACGAGAGTGTACCCAGTCTTGTCTTCCTTGCCAAAATGAACAACCTGAGGTTCTCCATAGGCAATCATATCGATACGACGTACGAGCGTACGGGCGAATGCACTAATGTTAGCTGCATCCTTAATGAGATCCTTAGAGCATGCCTTTGCATCAAGGATGAGGTGGTACCCCCAGTATTCTTCAGTTGTCGACATTGACTTTCAATGCTCCTCTTTTTATTTGTTTGATTTGATAGACGTTGGGGTTGAATACGCAGACAATATGTTTACTTCCTTTGTAAGGATCACAATCCCCACAGACAAAGATATCAACTGCAGCGTACTTGTATTCAGGCCATGTATGAACAGAAATATGACTTTCCGATAGAGAGACTACACCAGTCACTCCGTAGTTTGGCCCAAAGTCATGAAACTTATCGTTGAGAATAGTAGCACCAGTCTTAGCTGCTGCCTCAATAAGAGCTTCGCGTACAAAGTCCACGTCCTTAAGAAGGAAAGGATCAACTCCATCGAGCTCAATAATTAAATGTGTTCCAAGTATTTGTCTAATTGACTCTAATGACCCTGGAGCGTGTTCAACCTCGTTTGAAACCATCTCATGTAATCCTCAATCAGTAGTTAAACGTGTGTTATTTATCTACATGAGATGGTGGGGCAGCTTTGAGCTGCCCCACTACTACTTAAGCAGCGCGCTGGGTAGCTAGAGCGCGGTAGCCAGCAGCGACAACAGCACGAGAAGCGGTACCAAAACGATACTTGTACTTCACACGACCCTTGGTATCAGTCTTCTTATTCGAGTAGATTGAGAAGCCGTGATTCAGTCGAAGATCTGAAACAGCAGCACGTGCAGCGTTTGGAGAAGAGAAGCCAAACATAGAAGCAAGCTGCTTTGCAGTTAGGTTGCGACCCTCGTTGACGAGGGCAAAACGTACGCGATCAATCTTAGTCATTATAAACCTCACAAGTTAGGGTTATTTTCTAGCACGAGCTAGTTTTTGTATCATACTTTTTACTATACTGCCTTCAACAACTTTCTTTTTGTTTCAGTAAAACCAAATGCCAAGATAAACCAAAACAAAAAGCCAGAACGTAAGCGTCAGAGCAACGCTGAGCACCTGAACGATAAGTCTCAAGATTGCATCTGACGTGCGCATATTAGCTTGGGTACTTTTCGCTATGAGGCAGCTCTTTGAAAGACGTCACACTGGAAACTGTAAACGTCCTCCAATCGCTCTTATCAAGGTCCCACACCGACACAACGTTGTCGTTTGGAGCCTTCGTGCGATCTGTCTTCTTCTCATAGAGAGGAACAATACCTTCTTCAAGGGTGCATTTCATCACTCGCTGCTCCCCATTAACCTTTGTAAAGGTGACTTCACAAGGTCCCAGCTTCAACTTGGCAACATAATCATCTTTCGTCATTACGAATTCCCTTCCTATAGCTTTCAAGTGCCTTCCTACCTTCAGCCTTAATAAAATCATTGTATTGCTGAGCTGCAATTGCTTGCTCAAGCTTGTTTCTTTTTTCTCTGCTTGCCTTTAGCTGGTCTGGGTGCCAGCCCAGAGATTTTAGGTACTTGTTGTGCTCGGAGAGCACTTTCTCTAGCCTCTTGTTCACATTTTGCTCCATATTTACAGATGTAATAGCTGTCTATTAGGTCTGATGACGGATTCCATTGTGATGGAGAGAGTTGTAGCATTTTCTTCACGTCAAGTCCACACTGTTCTACAAATGAAGCATTCATCTGCTCTTTGTTAGAGTTACCTTTACCTGTTGCAAATTTCTTGATCACTGTTGGAGGTATTGTAACAAACGGAAACTTGTATAGGTACAAGTAGTGCTTAAGGAGACCTGCATTCTCTGCGATGTTAAACACCCTGCCTGTAGATGCGTATGAATAGTCCTCGATGAAGATCTTATCTGGTGCAAACTCACCAACAATTTGAAGAGCCCAGTTTGTGATGTTCATGTATCTTTGTTCGTTTGAGGTCCATGGGATGTGCAGTGACCCTTGGAACCTCTCATCTAAAGAAAGAATCTTCTTGTTTTCCGTAAGAAAGTGAAACTCACAGTACCTTACGTTTACAGCAAGAGATTCCGAAAGACAAATAGCTGGTGACGTCAAACTGTAATCAATTCCAGCGAGCTTCATTCTTCTTCACTTTGTTCATTCCACGGATCTTCCAACTCTTCTAAATCTTCCAGCTCACTTCCACAGAATGGACAAAATTGTACACTATGCTCATCAGCATCAACTAGGTCACTAATCACTTCAAACTCTGCAGAGCAGACTGTGCATGTGTGATTATTCTCTGACATTAGATCCTCTTAATTTTTTGCCCAAACATCTTCCCAGCCCCCAGTCAATGCTCCCTTTGCATAATCGGTTGCTCTGTTTTCAAAGAAGTTGGTGTGGATAGGGCTGTTAATCATTTCTTCCACCCAAGGCAAAGGATTCTTCTTAACCTTGAAGATACCTTTCATTCCCATGGATATCAGACGTCTGTCAGCTATGTATCTAATGTAGGTCTTCAGGTCTTCTGATGACAGGTTCTCCATCGGGCCATTTGCAAAAGCAACATCAATAAACTTATCTTCGAGCTCTACCATCTTTGTTGCAATCTTGTAGATGTCACTCTTGAGCTCATCACCCCAAATATCTCTGTTTTCTTCGATGAATGTTCGGAACAGCTTGATCATCGATTCACAATGCATTGTCTCATCGACAATTGACCAAGTAATAATCTGCCCCATTCCCTTCATTTTTCCGTGGCGAGGGAAGTTGAGGAGCATGATGAAACTCGAGAACAGCTGCATTCCTTCGGTAAATGCCGAGAATGCAGCAATCTGCTGAGCAATCGTCTTCTTGTCCTGGCCTGCAATTGACAGGAAGTAATCGTGCTTATCTCTCATTGCCTGGTAGTCAAGAAACTCGCTGTACGTTGTCTCAGGCATCCCAAGCGTTTCAATCAGATGTGAGTATGCAGCAACATGCAACGCTTCACGAGCAGCAAACCCAGTCAGCATCATTCTGATCTCAGGCTGAGGAAAGTATGGAAGATAGTTGTTGACGTATCCGCCAGCAACGTCAATGTCACCCTGTGTGAAGAACCTGAAGATGTTCGTCAGGAACACTCTCTCATCATCGGTAAGACGACGCTTCCAATCGTTGATGTCTTCATTCATTGGAACTTCTGAATGGAGCCAATGACTCTGTTCATGTTTCAGCCATGCATCATACGCCCATGGATAAACAAACGGCTTAAAATAAGAACGCTGGTCAGTAAGCTTAATTTTTCTTTTGGCTATCATCTGTTTCTCTTTCGTACATGACTGTTGTGGTTTCGCCAAGCGCCCATTTAGCATTTGCTTCGACGCTGTAGGTCTTTGAACATACTCTAAAGTCTGGGAACTTTAGGTTGACAGGATTCGACGAAGGATCGAGTAGGATCGTCCTATTGTTTGGTTGAGCTGCATACTGTCCATTGTCAAGCTCAATGAAGTTAAACGATTTATGATCCTCAGGCCACTCTGAATACGTTGTGTCCAATACATTTGGATCTGGACACGCATTGTCAGCAGTAAACAAGTATCTTCCATTGTACCACTGCTTGTCTTTACCGTAGAACATAGCAGAAAGGTTTGTAAAGAATGCCTTGCGGATCAAAGCAATGTCGTGGCTAAAGCAATTCCAAAGCTGGAGATAGTCTAGAGGAAGAAACTTCTCAGGATTGAGATCTGTCGTTCTGGAGACAAATGCGTGCAAAGGAAGCTTGTCGTAAAGAGCTCCATACTCTGGAAGATAAGCCTCGATTCTGAATGCCTGGCCTCTCAGCGACTTCAAAGTAATCCACACGCAAGGAACATACTCCCCATGACCTTTTTGAAAGTCATAGAGAAATTCCTTGCGTATGTAGCAGTGGATTGGTGGTAGGTTAGCAAGGAGAAATGACATAGCTCAACCTTGGCAGGCTAGACAACTATCACCATCTGCAAGCGACTTAATGTCAACTTCCTCAATCACCTTACGCTCAATCTGCTTAGACACTTTGTCCGCCTTTGCAACCTTGTCTGATCTGCAATAGTACAGCGTCTTCAGACCTTTCTTCCATGCAAGGAAGTGGACGATGTGAAGATACTTGACGCTAGCATCAGGAGGGAAGAACAGATTGACGGACTGACCCTGATCAATGTAGTTCTGTCTGAAAGCAGCAAGATCAATAATCCATCTCTGATCAATTTCCATTGCAGTCTTGAACACACTCTTTTCGTATTCGTCTAGAATGTCGAGGTGTTGTACAGAACCGTCGTTTGCAATGATAGAGCGCCAAACATCATTGACATCAATGTTGTGTTCTTTGCAACGCTGTTGAAGCAACCTGTCGAGATACTTATTCTTGTTAAGAAACGCACCCGACATTGTGTCTTGCCTGTAGGCGTTTGCACGATAAGGTTCAATGCTAGGGCTCGTATTGCCCATGAGAATCGAAGAACTTGCATTTGGTGCAATTGCCATCAAATGGCTGAAGCGGAACCCTGTTCCAAGAGCATCAGGAGCTTCTCCTCTTTCCTTCCCAAGCTCTCTGTTAGCATTCCAAAGACACTTGCTTATGTGGCTGAACATTACATTCGTGCGGCTGATTGCTTGCGCTGACTCGAATGGGATGTTATTCTTTTGTAGATAAGCGTGGAAGCCGAGAGCACCAACACCAATGCTCCGTTCACGAATAGCAGAGTATCTTGCTCTCTGAACGCTGTCAGGAGCATGATCAATGAAATAGCTAAGAACGTTGTCGAGCATCTCTGCAACGTCCCGAAGAAAAAGTTGGTTGTCTTTCCAATCATCAAAGTACTCCAAATTCACAGAAGACAAGCAGCAGACTGCAGTCCGCTTTTCGTCGGTAGGTAGAATAATCTCACTGCAAAGGTTTGACTGTCGGACTCTAAGCCCTTTGTCTTTTAGCCACTTAGGCAGCTCTTTGTTGCTTGTGTCAATGAAGTGTAGATACGGCTCACCAGTCTGCATCCGCAGCTCAAGGATCTTCTGCCACAGCTTTCTTGCGGAAACCGTTTCTTTGGCCCTCTTTGTGTGTGGGTCAATTAGATTCCAATCATCGGAAGCGTGTGGGTTGACCATGCATCGCTCAATGATCTCCATGAACGAATCTGGAATGTTGATTCCGTGGTGAAGATTCAATGCACGGAGATTTTGATCGCCTGTCGGCTTTCTCATCTCTAGAAAAAGCTCAATGTCGGGATGTGAAATATCCAGGTAAGCCGCGTAGCTTCCACGTCTTGTTCTACCCTGCCTGTAGGCAAGACAGCTTGCATCGTACGTCTTGAGGTGAGGCATGACGCCAGTTGACTTATCGTCAGACGAACGAATGCCAAATCCAATACCAACCCCACCCCCAATCATTGAGAGCCAGTTTGTTTCAGAAAGATTCTCAACAAGTCCCTCTGCGCTATCATCAATATAGTTCAGGAAGCACGAAATAGGCAGACCCTTCTGTGTGCGACCAAACGAAAGGATTGGCGTAGAGAAGCTGAGCCAGTGCTTAGAGGAGTACTCATAAAGGCGCTGTGCGTGCTCTTGGTTTGAACCAAATGCCTTAGAAACATATGCAAATCTCTCTTGAGGAGACGTTTCGCCTTCCTTCATATACGATTCACGAAGACGCTTAATGCCAAGCTCATCGAATAGCTTGTCTCTCTCGAGATTAATTTGAACCATGTTTGTTGTCCTTCTGTGTTAGATACTTCCAGCAAACGGGAAACAATTTACTGGCTTGTTGTGAAATTTCTGATGCGATAAAACGAACTTCGGCCTGAGCATGCTCGTCAAGCCGCAGATTAACGACTCTTGCAAATGCAAGCAACGATCCTGTCCAATACCACTCTGTGAACATGCTTTGTGGAAGAACGGCGCGTGCTTGTTCTGGGCACACACCAATGCTCAGCATGTATTCATACGTCTCGATAGCTTTGTTAATTGCTTCTTCATAAGCATCACTAACTGACTTTCTCGTTGCATTGTGATCATCAACAAAGGTGTCTTTACTGCCCTGCTTCTTATTGACAGCTCGCTCTCTCCACTCAGAAGTATTCCAGCAATTTACCTCTACATCGACATATCGTCTGGAAATTTCATTCCATGCAAGACCAACTTGGTGCTTACCAAGCTGTCGTGCCACAAAGATTGGGGCCTTAATATAGAACTGAAGAGACGCATGAGCAAACGGGATGATGTGATTGTGCTCGGCAAGATACTTGATTAGTTTTTCATCCTTATTTGCCACAACAGGAATCACGGCATCTGTCGGCTGTCGAATTCCATATTGAGTATCGATGTAATCTTCTGCAGACACGTGCTTCGCAAACGAGACCCTCGCAGCATTAACAACAGAGTAGTCATCTCCCATATGATCTATCATCTCGACAGACATACCGTTTCCATTAGGAATATACATTTTAGCACCTCTTCCATTGATTAAGCAAAGCAATACCAGCAAGGCCTTCGAATGTATTCAAAGCAATTATCATCTCGACATCGGACTTAGTCATCCCAGAAAGAATCATGTCATTGATATCCTTCTCGACAACAGATTCAGGCCAAATGCAAACTCTAAAACCATCTTCTAGGACCTTAAGGATTCGAGCAACAATTTGTTTATTTCTTGGTTCATTATCAAACACAAACACACAATCTGTTATTCCTGCGTCAGCAAGTTTCGACTTTGATATATCGGATCCTGCCATTGCCACTGCATTACTGACAAAAAGGCTATCGATCGGACCTTCTACAATATACACACAACTGTTTGTGTCGACTGTATCTAGTCCGAAGATTTTAGGCTTCGTGTCGTCAGTGATGATCGTTATATATCTGACTGGATCCTTAGGGTTCAGCGATCTTCCCTGATATCCAAAGAAATCTTTTTTTGTGTCAAGGAAAGGAAGTATTAACCTTGCATGGTCTTTTGCAAGGACCTCGTCATTAAACTTGCCTGGAACAATAGAATTTGTCCACAAATAGAATCTGGGGCAATAGAACAATTTGTAATGGCTGCTAGGCGGAATTTTCCTAGCTTCAACATACCTCTTTGCGGGGTGATTTGGAGCGAGTTGCGAGATCTTCTTAAGGAGTCCTAGTGGTGAATCAATGTACTTAGGCCTCTTGACAATCGTGATAGGATCTGGCTTTTGAGATGTAGTGTTTGCCGCCTTCTCGAGTGCAATTTCTTTGAGATACTCATCATGAAGAAGAGGGTCGACGTGTTTAAGCAGACCCCCTAGCGATAGAGTAATGTTGCAGTTGTGGCAGTGATAGACAGTTCTACCATTTTTCTGATAGATGTATCCTCTTGCCTTTCGCTTGTTCTTTTGAGAATCCCCGCAGACAGGGCAACGGCAGTTGACTGTCTTGTCATCCTTGCGAGAGAAGCGATCCAATCTGTTTGAAAGTAGACCCACAAACCTATTGTCAATCCAAAGCATCTGCTAATCCTTCATGGTTGCAGATGAATTATACTTAGCCTTTTAAAGGCGACAACGGTTACTTAAAGAAAGGAAAATTAATCTTTGAGATTAGAAAACCAACAACAGCGGAAGCTCCCACAACCATCCATCTCCACATTTCTAGATTTTTCAGACGAACATCTAGCTCGGCATGTTCTTTGGAATGGATTCGGCTTTCTTCTGTCATTTGTCTTTTGATAGCATCAAACTGTTCGTTCACTTCTTTACGACGTGCTTCAAGAAGTGAGAATATCTCTTGCTCTATCTTTATAGAACGTTCGATCTTTTCATCATGAACAGCAAGTAGTTGATTAATTTGTGATGATACTTGTGACAACTTGTCAATAGTTATATCTAGTTTCTCAAACAGAATTGTAATCTGTGAGATGTCCTTTTCAAGGATTGCTAGTTTTGTTGCAAAGTCATGCTCAACCACCTGAGACAATCCTTCTCAGCATTTTTTTCTTTGTCTTTCTTTTGACTGGAGGTTCACCTTGAGGACCTACACCAATCCCCGCAACATTCCCTGTTCCTGCTGCATTCATAGGAATGGCAGAAACCATCTCTTCAGTCAGGTTGCGGAGCTGGTTGTTAAACTTCTCTTGGAAGCGAAGTTCATTCTTCATTAACTTTTCGTGGTCTTGTTCGCGGACAAGAAGATAAGCAGCAGCATAGGAAGCAAGCTGCGATTGGCCTCCAGGAACCTTTGCAAGAAGTTGCTTTAGTCTAGTTGTGACTCTGTCAAAGTATCCAAACGCATTGACCTGTTGAGGTGTTAGTTTATTTGAAGGAATAAGCTGTTTGCCATTCTTGTCAATGACACCGAGTTTATACGCTTCCCATTGCTCAAAAGGAGTGATAATTCTTTTTAGAAATTGGTATGCAAGATAATAGTCTGAAATTGAACCCATGTCATATTTTCCTTAGTGCTTCTACTATGTATGGGTCCATAGAAATATTGCTGCTTATGATGTTTTCATTTACCATGCCAACATTCTGTATAACATCAGGCATCACGCCAAGCAAAACAAGAAACGGTTTCAATTCCCCTCTGTATTCACTAAGTTTGACAAACAACATTCTTGTAGTAGGTTCTGGACCAAACAAGTTGTACAGTGTTACCAGATGATTAATAATCAAACGTTCTTTTAGGTCTTGTGTTTCTTTGTACTTCTTGAATAAACGTTTCAAATACTTAAAATGATTTAAGTCTTCGTAGAACTCTATAGTGTCGTAACACTGTTTGTTGTCATAGTGTTTTGCAGCATATAGCAAGAAGTTGGTATCGTCAAGTTTTTCACGAGCCATGTCAGAATGACGATAGAGCAACCCTCTTTAGAGTGTTGTTTGCTGTTGCAATGTAGAGATAAGATGTGTCGAAGAAAATTGTTCCCTTCGTCACAGTGATTGTGCTGTTTGCTGGGGTAACATTGCGAATCACTACATTTGCTGATGAGTTGCCAAGAAGATTAGCGACTGTGATCTTTTTAGTCTCTGGTGTGGTTCCAGATGGATCATCTACAATAACAAGAAGGTCGTCGGCCACTGGTGCTGTCAACGATGTCAATTCGGAAATCTTCTTGGCACGATCTGTCATTTTAAATCACTCTACCTATCAGGCGTCAGGGATCTGAGTATCATCTGATGCATCACCAGACATTGAACCCATGGCTACAAGTGTTTCATGCTGGACTCTACCTGCTCTGCCCCCAGTTCCTACTGTTCTGACGACCCAACCAGCGTGTGCAATTCCTTTGTTGCCGCTAAGGACAGCTGCAACAGTTGCAGTTTCACCTGTCAAGGAATGACCCGTCTCTGAAACTGATGCAGTGAGGTCAAGGTTAGCACCACCGGAAGTAGCAGCTAGTTTGACTACAGTCGTGTTTGAGAATGAAATGTAGTAAAAGCTTGCGTTTGAAAGCGGGCTGATTGCTGTGTTTCCTGCTGCAACAAGATACTGAACTCTGTCACCGGCAAGGAACAAGCTGTTAGCAGATGATAATGTAATTGTGTCGTTTGTGTTAGAAACTGCAGTCAATGCATTGAAGGTGACAGCTGATGGAGCAGCTACTGTCAGAATTGGAGCAACTGTGTATCCAACTCCATTGTTTGTGAAGTTGATTGCTGTGATTCTACCCGATGAATTTGCTTCTGCGTTTGCTGCTGCAGCCACAGAGTTGCCGGCACCGCCAGAAACAGTCACTGCCGCATTAGCTCCGTAACCAGAACCACGGCTCGTGAACACAACTTCTCTCACGGCGCCATTGCTAACGCTGGTTTCTGTTGCATCCACACCAAACTGGCCAACTGTAATGCCAGTGACATATGCGCTTGGTGTGGTGTTGTTAAAAAATGTGTCTCTGTTAGCAGAATTACCTGCCTTGTTATACTGGACGACACCCCACAAAACTGAGTTTGCTGCGCTGTCGTCATTCTTCCATTGTGACATTGTGATTGATCCTTTCTTATTCCTTTGTATTTATTAGTGTCATTCTTTCAACATATCTAACAAATACTTAGAATCTTTGAAGAAGACAGTATTGCTAGTCCCATGACCAATCAAGTTGTTTGTCTCTACTTCTGAGAGAAACTGCTTGGCTTCTTGCCTCTGAATATAAGATTCTTGCTGTTTCAGAGCTTCATCTCTTAGCTGAGCAAATGTCTTTGTGTCTGTCCGTATCTCGGGCTTTTGATTGCCCGAGAATACGATAGACCCTTTGACCTCAATTCCCATGGTACATCTCGTAGTGAGACATCAGGTGCTTAGGTGACTTAGAAACTGACTTATGCAGTCTGTCCTTTTGCTCTGCGGTCTTCAGAGAATTGTAGTGATCTAGAACAGCCGCTGCAATATGAGAAGGAACCTTGACTTTATCACCATTGTCAAACTCAACGTCCTTTTTGCCTCTCATCGAGACAGACTTTCTTAGCTGCATGATGAAGTGTTCTTTATCGCCTTCTTGTGGTGTCTGACCTGCTGGAAGAGGATTCTTACGAGGGCGACCGCGCTTTGCCTCGTCTACATATTCAACTTCCTCAATCTTCAGATCCTTCTTTGGCTTCTTTACAACAATTCTTCTACCAGATGGTGTCGTTCTTGTTTCCGAGCTTCTATCAGCACGAAGCGTTTCTGGATCAGACATCATCTCATCAACCTGCTCAACTTCTTCTGTTGTTCTCACTTTGACATCGGCGCCACCATATTTCTTTTTGAGAGCCATAGCGATGCCCTTTTTTCTCTTTTCTAGAGTGCGACCTGTTTCTCCAATATCACGCTCGTCCGGATCTGCGTTCCAAAAGGTTTTTTTTGCATTTGCTTTGGCCTTGCTAATATAGCGGCTTGCCATATCTCCAGAGATCTCATCGATCTGCTCAACTTCTTCGGTTGCATTTACTCGTGCATTACCAGAAAGTTTTCTGATGGCCAATTGAGTGTATCCATATTTTTTTCTGGCAATTTTACCCATATCGTCGTTTGCATTTTTTGACATTCTTGTTGCCATGTCACCACGTCTATGGGCCTTTAGAGCATAACTTCCGACAGTGTCCTTGCTCAACTCATCGATCTGCTCAACATCTTCCTTCATCTTCTTTTTCTTGTGCATCATATGGCTCTCACTCTGAAGCACCTGCATCTCATTAATAGAAACCTGCTTCTCGATGCCATGGTCAAACATCACATCGTACCAAGCAATGTTTCCATTGTGGTCTGGCTCAGCATGCTGGCTGAAGATTGTTCTGCCTTCGCCAAACTGCTCGTGCTTGACGTGAATTGCGCACTGATGCTTGTAGCTGTTGCCTGGAGTGTCTGTTGACTCCTGTCTATTCTTAAATTGGGCGTTGTAGAATCTTGGATCCTCCCAAGGATCCTTAGGAGCATCTGGCGCTCTCTTGTACAGCTTGCTTACAGCACGCTCAATGCCAAACTTTCTGTTTTTTGTCGTACGACTGTCTCCAGCAGCAGCTGTACCGATTGCACTCTTGCTGGCTTTTACAGTGTAGCTTGCTAGAGTAGAAGACTTCAGCTCATCGATTTGTTCGACTTCTTCCTTAGCAACAACACCACGTCCAACAAGGACGTCCTTGTGTGTGATCTTGTCTTTTGGATGAGCCATTGCTGCAAGCTTCTTTTCTTTTGCACTTCTAGGCATTGAACCAGCAGCTTCATTCAGCATCTGTGGGCTTCTGCGTTCTACCGTCTCAGTCAGATTCTTCTCGTTATCCTTTGCGACGGTCTCGCAGATTGTTGCAAGAGCAGGATTCATTGTCTTTTTCATGACATATTCTTTGACAAACACAGGAAGTGTCTTCGACGTGTCCTTATTGTGAGCAAAGAACAGTGATGTTGCTTGCTCAACGAGGCTATTGATTTCTTGTTCCTGGGAGTTGACTAGAACATTTCTTACAGTGTTAATTACGTTTTCATTTAGGTTAAACAGCTTATTTGACATAGTAGAATCCTTGCAAGGGTTTGGTTGCTGGTATTTATAAATCAATCGGCATCAATGATTTTTAGCTTACGTTGTGCTCTAAGACCACGGCTTCTGATAAATTCAGGCATATTATCGATGTCCTGATCTCGTTTTTCGTACTTGTCTGGATCTGTAGGAACTCTTGTAAATCTTTCCTTAGAAAGAGGATCCTCCCCAGGCTTCAACTTATCATCAAGCTTCTTGTACTTAGATGTGATGTTCTTAAGGTTGGTCTTGATGTATTCGTGCTCTTTTGACAGCTTAAGATCTTTTGCATGCCCTGCAATTTGATCTGCAAGTTGATTGGCAACTCTGATATCTGAGTCGTTTGCCACACCAGAAAGCGCCACTTTCTTTTCAATTGCAAACAGTTTATCGTGAGCAATCACAGACTGCTCTACAGCATCTGGATCTGAATCTTTGGGAAGCTTTGAATACAACTTTTGAGCAGGTGCACTCATTTCAAAGTGCTTGGATCTGTAACCGCCAGCAATAATTTGATCGTTAGGATCTGTTTCTACTCTTTGTTCTGATAGCTTGCGAGTAAGAACGCCCCTGATTGTGCTTTCTAGTGATCTAAATTTCATTTGAGTGTTGCCTTTAGCATCCATTCGTGTTTCTTGTGTGCGGCTATTCTGTCCTGCAAGAAGTTTGCGAAGCCAGAAAGCTCGGAAGATGTGTTAGCCTGCTCAAAAGCAGCAATCAATGACTTAATCACCTTGTTGTTATCAACAAGAAGGTTTGACATCATTTCCATTTGACTTGGAATAGTGTCTGATTGTTCAATTGTTGTGATCTCACCCAATCTTGACAGGGTGCCTGGAGCATATGCACCAAGTGTCCGAATAAACTCTGCAAAAGGATCGACTGCTCCGTAGACCTCTGTGTAGATCTTCTCAAAGAACTCATGAATCATTGGAAACAGATTACCTTCGACATTCCAGTGATAGTAGTGAGTCTTCAAGTAGAATGAAAATGTGTCTGCAAAGGCTACTTTTGCAAAGTCGACCACGTTTGCCACAACTTATCCTCTCTTCCAAATCTTTGCTACTACTCTATCAACAAGTGTCTTGATCCATGCAGGTTGAGGAAGAACATTCCATCCTACCAAAAGACCTGCAACAAACCAAAACATTTCTTTGCTAATAAGCAAAGCTAGAACAACTAGAATAAAGTCCATTTGTAGTCTCCTTAAACTTTACGGTGAATGTTTGCATCTGCATCATCCATGTCTGTGTCTGGAAGTCTTGATGCAGGTCTGCTTGCAAATCCAGATGATGTATTTAGAGAAGGTGAAAACTGGCGATTCATTCCCATGCCAGATGAGCTCATGCTGCCCACACCTCCCATTCCCATGCCCCCACCCATGTTCATTCCAGAATTCATGCCAGCCATCTTCTCCTGGCCTCTAGACCATGCAGCAACACCAAGAACAGCGCCCATCGCAAGATGGTACAACCCTGCTCCTTGAAGTGTGATTGGATTCCATTGGCTAGTCACCTGACCATTACTGACTGTTTGTAGAATGCTCCAAAGAACAGGAAATAAGATGAAGTCTACAGAGCATGTGATCATGTAGACCCAGCCCATCATAGGACGCCATTTCTTGCTCATCCAGTCTTCGGCTGGTTTTCCATCTGCTGTTTTAAGTTCTGTCGATACTTCAGGCATGACTACCTCTTAAAAAATCTTCCAGAAAGGCTTTTTCTCTTCTGGTTTGTCTTCTTTTGGCTCTTCAACTTTCTTTCCATAATAATCTTTGTAGGCGATGATAACTTGTTGCTGCTGGACAATGAAACGTCTTAGCTCAGCTGTGTTGACACTCAATGCTTCATAGCCTGTTGGGGTCAGTGCAAACAACACAAACATTTGTCCTTTGTCTTCAAAGTCCTTCATAACGTTGTTGATGTTGTCTTTGTTAATAACAACCCAGTCAAATTGAATCTGGTCAACTGGTCGCACCTCTGGAACTATCAACTGGGGACGATCAACTAGAATAGGTTTCTCAATAATTTTTGGACTTGTTGAACCGCATGCTGCCAGCGACAATGCAGCAACCACCAGCATTATGTACTTCATTTGGCTTCTTTCTTACTCTTGACTAGCTCTGGGCAAATTGTGTTTTTATCATCTTCAGATTTCAATGAAGCTCCAGTTGCAAGCTCATTGCAACGAAGAGCCATTTTTGTTCCTCTATTAAGTCTTTCTTCAATTTCTCTTGGCTTTTTGTTAGCCATATCACTTAAGTTTCTAGCCTTTCCATTAGACTCTCTGAACTTCTTTTGAAGGTCTGAGACATCTTTTTGTGCATTGTTGAACTTATTGTTGAGTTCTATGTTAATCTTTCTAATGTTCTCCATGTCTTCTTGCTGTTTCTTCATCACAAGATCGCGAGCTTTGATAGCGTCTTCAAGTTTCTGTTGTGCCTCTACAGCAGCCTGGAGCTGGTGTCTTAGGCTTTGGACATAGAAATATCCTCCACTGCTGACAGAGGCTAGAACAACAAAAACGACTGCTTTTGAAGCAAGAAAACCGAACATCAACTCAGCTCAGATTGTTGAAAACATCGAGTGCGTGATTGTAGTGCTTAATTCTATCTTCTAGGCCAATAAAGCCCCCATTAATCAGCTTTGTCATCTTTTTAATGTCACCTGTGTCTGCCACAGCATTTAGATTCCTGCTGTTCCAGAACCAAGCAGCCGAACGGGCAGCTCCCTCAGGAGTTTCAAAATATGACGGATCGTCAATACCAAGTGCCTCCATACATGTATAATAATTGTTCTTCCCAGTCAACTGAATTAGTCCTCTACCACGATAAGCCCATCCCTCGCCTGAATCTTCAGGACCATTGCCCATTCTGTTTGCGTAGACTCTATTTGCAATTGCTTCTGGGTTACGCTGATACTGCATTGCTGTCTGTTCATTAAAATACTTGGGAAAAACCTTGACAAGTCCCTGGGCACTGTAGTTGAGATTTTCTTTGACAAAACGAAGGTTGCCACTCTCGTGACCAACCTGGGCAATAAACGCAGCAAGTCTCATTGGAGTGTTAATTTCAAATTCAGCGCATGCAGCAGCCATTGGTTCTGCAAATGCCTGGCATGATTGCATAGAAGCCTCTGGAAGGCACTCTTTAAGGATTTCTGGTGTGATCATTTGAAACTCCAATTTTGTTAGACAATTTAGCCAGCTTTCCAGCCGCCACCTTTAGATTTGTACCATTTAGCAGCCCATCCATTTGCATAGGCCGATGGATACACATCAAATTTTGATCTGGCAAGAGACTTTGCTTTTGACCACAGTTGAGGATTAGTGGGTATATTCTTTTCTTCTAGATTTTCGATCTGCTCAGTGCGAACATTGATTGGGGCTTCTCCTTTGCCCTTTCTGTCGGCTACAGGATCTTCTCTTCTTTTCCTCTTTGCAGCAGCTGCGCGCTTTTCCTTGTCCATTGCTCTTGCTTTTGACAGAGGAAGACACTTTGGTTTTCCTTCACCAGGCTCTCTTGCACAATCCCCTTTGATGTTACCTTTGGTGTCCATTCGAACCCATTTCTCACGAAACCATTTGCGAAGGTCCTCAGAAAAAATGTGTTCTTCCCTTGTATTTTTTACAGCAAGTTTTGGCTTTGACATACGCTTTCTGAAAGTGATTTTTCTAAATTTGGATGGTTTTATTATGTCTCTTACATGAACAGTAAGATTTTTGGTGATTCTAGGACCTAAAATTTCGTTCAGGGTTTTCATGCTTCTACCTCGGCAGAAGATCTCCATTGTCTGCATGACCAATATCTTGCTGACCCTTTGTCAGAGGCAGTTGCACAATTGTGTCTTGCACGGAACGACTTGCGACGAGTTGGGCTGTCTCTTTTGATTGAGAGATTAGGATCACCAAACGAAACCTTCTTGACGCCTCCAGAACCACTACGAACATAGACACCAAACTTCTTCTTGGAACCTGATGGGAGTCTGAATGGCTTGTTGAGTGTTACAGACTTTCCTCTGTGCTCTGCTTCAACAAGAGTGTCACTTGAAAACAAGAAACTAAAACTAAGATAATCGGTGAATTTGTCAAGCATTTGTTTTACCTAGTTTCCAAGATGGAGTGAAATCCCTTGTCGTCAAAGAAGATTTGAACAACTGCGATGAAGGCTTAATAACATCATGTTCTGGCTTGTCTTTTGCAAACATCTTAGCCTCCGTCTCTGTGTCAAACCTTTTTACAAAAGTATATCCAACTTTTGGATCTCTCTTTGCGACGGTCCACTTTGTGGTGTGAAAGACTTTTTGTTCTTCGTTTGTGGTTTGAAGTTTTGGCTCAAAGTCAACGAGTCTTTTGTACTTCTTTTTCTCTGTTGTGTCGACGTTTGGTGTTCGTTTTCCGTCTTTATTACCGGAGATAACGGTTGTACTTTGCGTTCCCATTTTGGCTCCCTCAAACGACTAGTATTATTTATCATCAAAGACATATAGAGTGTCGGCGCCAGACTTGTCCTTGACGACGTAGCCAACACCAATCAAGAAGTCGCAAACGTCTTGGACATGGCCATTTTCACAAGAAATTGATGGCTTGAAACGCTTGATTGTCTCGACTGCACCTTGAAGGATCCTACCCTCATAGCCTTCTACATCAAGCTGAATGAATCCGCAATTGTCTAAATTGAACGAGTCTAGAGTAAGCATAGGAACGTGTGAGATCTCTTGATCAAGGTTTTCTACAACAGTATGTGTGCCTACATTTGAGAAGCCTCCTCTTGCAACAGAGATCAGCTTGTTCTCAGCACCAAGTGCAGCCTGGAACTTGTAGACGTTGTTTAGCTGGTTGTTATTGACCAAGCAATGGAAATTTAGTGGGTCGGGTTCAAATGTGTAGACACGCTTGAAGTGTTGTGCAAGCAGACGAGGATACATTCCACAATTGCCACCAGCCTGGACCACAACTTCATGGTTTCTTGCATTTGCAAGCCATAGTTGTTTGTGTGCCTGTTCCCAGTCACCCTTAGGACCATCCCAAGCTCCATCATCCTGTTTTACCCATAACCAAGGAGATATGCCGTCAATTAGTGTGTCTCTAAACTTTAAAAGATCATTATACATGATTACCTCGAAATTTCTTCAAAATCCATCGCTGCGAGAATATCACCACCAGACAAGCTTGCTGATGCAACAAGAGTAAGTTCAAATGGAGTACTTGTTAGTGAGTTACGCTCGAGCTGAAATTTAAACAATGCTTCTTTCAGAATATCAACTGATTGCGTTCCTTGAGCGGACCCAGAGAGAAATCCAGAAGCAAGAATTCTTCCACCAGTAAACGATGAACCAGTAATATTGTATTCAACGGAGCTGTCGTCTGCTAGACTTGTCCACGTTCCTCCAGATGTTGTTCCAGAAGATACAACTTGCCAATTATAATTGCAGTTATTGGTTACACCCATAATTGAAATTGCAGTAAGGATAACAATCGCATCTAGTCTATTTGGGCTTGTTTTAAGTCTAATTGAAATCACCGGAGCTATTGTTCCTGATGTGCCAAGATCAATCGGTAAATTTATAGGGGTAACGATTGCTCTTTGAGCCCCATAAAGATCATACCCTCCTTCTGAGATTACAGAGGAGCAAACCTGCTTCATCGTGCTAGAAGACGATGTAGCACCACCGTTGTTTTTGATTTCATATCGCAAAGGAAGAGAAGCTGTAGTAATGTAGGTGCTGTCAATGAAGTTAGCATGATGGAATGAATGGCAATGAATAAATCTTCCATCAATGACAAAGCCTACTCTCACAGTTCCAATACCAAGCCACTCAATATCAGAAAACAAAATTTGAGCTTTTGTAATGTCTAATGTCATATGTGATGGGCTAGATAGCTCACTGCCCAATAATGTGTCAATATTCCAATCTTGCTGAGCAACCTTCGTTTCAGTTACCGAACCAGTTACTTTAGATCTCTCTACAAAGTACAAAGTAGAACCATCAAGTTCTAAAAAAATTCCATTATCTGCACCAAAATACCCAACTCTTTGACGTAGGTTTGCTTTGGCTGGGTTAAAACAAAATGTGTTTAATGTCTGAAGTGATTTGCCCGGCTGATATGAAAAAACCTTTGTTGTTTCCCTAATAATTTCAGCGCCCGAGGTTGTAGGCAAAGTCATCTCTATCAGGCCTGCATTTGCGTTAAATGCTACCGTTGTGCCAGCAGTATTTGAATAGGACCAAAGACCATTGTCGTTATATCTATGAGATGAATCAAATAGAGTCAGTGGAGCAGATATTCTAGCACGACCAAACGCATCAACAGCCATTCCATTTGGATTGCCGCTGGATGACATGTTGCCATATTGATCTGCAACCATAACAACTTCATAGATTGATCTGTTGTGGTTTAAGAATTCACTTTTGTCTGTTCTAAACTGTGTCATTTTTTTACTCTTTAAACCTTCCCTTACCAGTAGTCTTAATTACGTGAGGGCTAGAATTTGTACTCTTAGATCTAATCTCTAGTGATGCAATTCTCTTGTGAATTGTGCCATCAGGAAGGACACCATGAAAATGTATCTTGCCGCCAACAACTTCTGAGTGAATGTTTGAGTATGTACTTAGCTTCTGATTTCTAATACTATCTTCATCGCTAACTTTCACTTTAGATGTTTTGGGATTCATTACAACCTTGGATGTAGAAATAGATTTCTGGCCAGAGCCCGAAATGGCGCTGACGGCAGCTCTCTTTCCTTCAATTGACATATTTTTGAATCCGGAATGAAAATGGTTTGCTAGTTCTGCTGATCTTTGACGAGCAATATCATTTGCCATCTTGTGAACTTCAGGATGTGTTGTTTTAGCTTGTCTAATTACATCAGCTTTTGCTTCCTTTGACAGTTTAGAAAAACCTTTGTGAACTGACTCAAATGCATCATCAATTTTTTTGTTGTGATTGTTAATGATTTTGTTTGCACCTTCTTCAGACGAATTTGTTAATTTTGAAATGGAGGGAATGCCAGGATTAAGGTCAGTTGGATCTTTGCCATACTTTAAGCTAACACCGTGATGAGAAGCTTCGCCGGTCTTCTTGTGTCTCAAATGAACAATAAAATCTGCATTATCATATTCTGTTTGCTTGCCACCTGTTTTTTGGATGTTGTGATGTCTTTGTAGATCGCCTTTGCTGCTTGACCATGTTGTGCCGATTACTTCATGATGTGGAAAATGATCTCTGACGGCGTCTGCAATCTTTTTGGCATGATCGTGAATTGTTGTGGCAGTTTCTGGTGAAATGATCGAGGTGTGGTGAGCAAGGGCTTCTGCAGGACCACGACCGGCTTCGTCATTGTATCGAAGTGGCATCTTACCGTTATTAAGATGCTTTTGCGTTAGCAACTCAGCTGCAACACCAATGGAATTCTTTTCACTACTCTCTACCAAAAAACTAAGGAAATTGAACATGACGCCTCCTATTTTACATATTTAGCTAAAGAAAAAGCCCCAGGAGCAGAACCCCTGGGGCTGTTTAGCTTGTAAGTGTCACATTCCTAGATGACGAGTCTTAAATTCAAGAGGCTGACCGCTTCCATAGTCATTGCGAAGAAACTCTTCAAACATCTCGAAGCGGAATGCAGCGTCTTCCAGCCCTTCCTTCTCAAGAGCAGCTCTTGCACTGTGTACATAGTTGACAAGCTGCCTGAAGTCAATTTTGCTGCCATCACCAAGAGCTGCACTGTGAGTCTTACCTTTACGCTGATTCATATATTTCTCCATAAGTAGTTGGCAGTTGCATTATACACATAAGAAATTGGGTGTCAACATAAATATTGCAGGAGGATCTATGCGCAAAACTCTGCTCCTTGTCATGGTGTTGATCCCTTCGATCTCACAAAGTGAACCACAAACTTTTTCGTTTAAAAATCCCTCATTCAGCGGAATTGGGTACTCGTCGCACGTTCTGACCATTGAAACAATGGAATCCCAGAGAAGAGAGAAGATCAGAGCGGACGAAGACGCAAGACGTCGTGAGGAGCAAAGAAAGATAGACAATTCAAACCTTTCAAAGTTCCTTCTGAACGTAGAAGGAAGAATCTATGCACAAATTAGCAAGCAGCTTGTAGACACAATGTTCGGCGAAAGTGCAAGCAACAGTGGGTCTGTTGTTGTCGAAGGCAACACTATTTCGTTTATCAAAGATGCTTCATCTGTCACTCTTTCTATAGTTCAACCAAACGGAAACACGACAACAGTCGAAGTTCCTATCGGCGAGTTCAAATTCTAATGAAAAAGTTGTTGTTTTTGCCTCTAGCATTGCTAATTGCATCTTGTTCTTTTGTCCCAAAATTCTATGCTCCCTCATCAATGCAGCCAGATGCCACAGTCAAAAAAGAGTTTGAAACTATTGGGGAGATAGACGGTCCTCCAGTCGTAGTAGCTGTCTATTCCTATCTCGATAAAACTGGTCAAAGAAAGCCTAGTGATAACGTCGCTCATTTAAGCACTGCTGTCACACAAGGAGCTGATTCGTGGGTGATAAAGTCTCTTCAAGATGTTGGAAATGGAAAGTGGTTCAAAGTTGTAGAACGCGTGGGTTTAGACAACCTCATAAAAGAGAGACAGTTGATTAGAACAGCAAGAGAAGCATTTGAAGGTGAGAAGGCAAAAGAACTTAAGCCATTGCTGTTTGCAGGTGTGATTGTTGAGGGAGGAATTATTAGTTACGACACAAACATCTCATCTGGAGGCATTGGAGCAAGATACTTGGGAATAGGTGCTTCTACACAGTATAGACAAGATGTCGTCACTGTATTCATAAGAATGGTAAGTGTACAGACAGGTGAGATTCTAATTTCTACGGCAGTTGAAAAGACAATCCTAAGCTATAGAACACAAGCAGATGTGTTTAGATTTGTAGACATGGGCACAAAAGCAGTCGAAACTGAGGTTGGTCTTGCAATGAATGAACCAACAAACTATGCAGTAAAGGCTGCTATCGAACAGTCTGTTGTAGAGTTAATCAAAGAAGGTGAACGAAAGAAAATCTGGAAAAGAAAGGAAAACACATGATCAAAAACCTTTTTGTGGGTTTGTTGATTAGTTTGATGTCTAGTGCTGCATTTGCAACAGAAAGTGAAATCTACATTGAACAAACAGGAGACGCTCTGACTCTTACAATCACGCAACAGAATGGAGCTCTCAACAAGATAAACACCTCTATCAATCCTGCAATCATTAATGGCGACAACAACACAATCACCGTGATGCAGGATGGAGCAACAAACGTGTTGAATTTTGAGTTGAGAGGCAACACAAACGTTGTCGATCTAAAGCAGGAAGGCAACTCAAATACAATGGACTTCAAATGCAATGAAGGGGGAGCTTTCAATTGCACAGATGCAAACATTAAGTTCTATGACATTGGTGACAACAATACTACATCTGTAGTTGCAAAGCAAAATCAAATAACTGTTGATGCAACTATCACTGGAGACACGAACACAACAAACCTGACAATGAATAGTCAGGGAGGTTCATTGACTTTGACAGTGACAGGAAACACTAATACAACAACGTTCAACCAATCCGGTGCTCCAGTCGTTCCGCATTCTGCCGTTGTTTCACACACAGGAAACAACGGAACTCTTACACTGACACAAACAGGAAACATAACAAAGACAATGAATGTGACGACAAATGGCAATAATCATACTTCTACTATTACTCAGTCTGACTGAAGCGAAAGCCAGTCCAATTGGTGAAATCATCCAACTGACTGGCCCGGCTCAACTAGACAAAAAATCTGGTTCTTCTGTAGACGTATCAAAAGGTTCTCAGGTAGAATCGCTAGACACTGTGAGAACTTCAAGAGCAAGAGCCAACATCAAATTCAAAGACGAAACTCAAGTAGCAATAACAGAAAACAGTAAGCTTATCATAGACGAGTACATCTTTGACCCAAACAAAGGAGTGGGAAAGATGTCTATGAAAATAGCTCTTGGAACCGTTCGCTATGCTTCCGGTGCAATTGCAAAAAACAACAACGAAAATATCAATATTCAAACCCCTGTTGCTACAGTGGGTGTCAGAGGAACTTCATTCAGCATGACTGTTGATGAAGTTGGCCAAAGTCTTGTGATTCTTCTTCCCAACAATGATGGAACTGTGGGTGAGATTAGAGTTGACACTGATGCAGGACAAGTTGTTCTCAACAAGGCATTCCAGTCGACGTTTGTTGCATCAAGTGAAAACAAACCAGCTTCCCCAGTCATATTGAATCTTACGGAATCTCAAATTAACAATCTTCTGATAGTTTCTAAGCCTGAATTGGCAGACAAAGAAGAAGGGGGTTCCATTTTGCTTAGAAATGACTTCCTTGAGTTTACAGAGCTTAACAAAACTGATCTTGACAAGGATCTTCTGGTGTTTAATGAGCTGGATATTAACAGATTAGATGTCGATCTTCTCGCAAACGTTCTTGATGAGTTTGATAGTTCTTCTGTCGGCAAGGTGGCAGGGTTTAATGCATCTACACAAATCAACACAATTCTAGAAGGGACAACTATAAAACTTGTGAGAGTAGTGAATGCAACGATGTCTGTTAACATTGACAAAGACAAGAACTATCAAATACACATAAATCAGGGTCAAGGAGACATTCCTGTTACAGTTGGTGATGGTAATTCACCTTATCTGAACAATATAAGGATAATACAAAAATGAGTTTTTTCACCTCTTGGAAGGTTGTTGCAGCTGTTCTTTTAGCACTCCTATCAATTAGAATAGACGATGGGTGGCTTGTAGAGACAGCAAGACTCAAAGTGTTTGACTACTATCAGGTGTATGCAGGTCAGATAGAAAGTGATCAAATATCCATTGTAGAAATTACAGACGATGACATAGACAACTTCGGGCAATGGCCGTGGCCAAGAGACAGAGTAGCAGCTTTGATAGAAATGATTAAGACATTCAATCCAGCATTGATAGTAATGCCTATCATCTTCTCAGAACCAGACAGATTTGGTCAAGATGCTAATCTTGCAAGGGCTCTAGAAGGTGTTGTTGTTTCTCAGGCTCCTTCAAACAAAGCATCAAAAACAAATGGAACACCAAGAGGAATTGCGGTAGTAGGCAATGACCCTCTGCCTCACCTTCAAAGATTTCTTGGCATAGTAAGGCCTCTTCCTGAGTTTGAACAAGCTGCTGAAGGGGTAGGTGTACTTGCAGCAAGTGGTGAAATTGATGGCGTTGTAAGACGAATCCCTCTTGTCGTCAACGTTGCTGGTCAATTGTATCCAACTCTTTCTCTAGAAGTAATTAGATCTCTCACGGGTGATCCAAGCTATCAAATGAAGGTAAGTGAGAATGGTATAGAATCTGTTCGTGTTCCTCAATTTGAGACAATTAAGACAGACTCAAATGCAAGAGTGTGGATCAAATACAACAAAGAATTTCCAAGAGGACAGATTTATCACCTTGAATCGGCAGAAAACAAGGTAGTAATTCTGACGATATCTGCAGAAGGTCTGGCGACAAACGTTCCAACACCCTACGGTCTAAAGAACATAGCAGACGTTCAAGCCTCAATGATGTCTACTTTGATCAACGGAGATAGTCTAACAAGGCTTGACTATGCTGATTTTGTCGAGATACTTGGTGTGTTGATAGTCGGAATCATAATGATAGTTGTCGTGCCAAAGCTTAAAGTCTGGCAGACAATTCCTTTCTTTGTTGTTGCAGTTTCAGGAGCCGTCGTCGGAGGATTTGCAGCATTTCAAAACAATTTGCTTTTTGACTATTCCTTTCCAGTCTTTTCTATTACGTTAATCTTTTCGTGGCTAGTGTTCAATAACTTCGCAAGAGAGTTCAGGCTAAAACAACAGATTAAGAAGCAGTTTCAATCCTATCTGTCTAAGGAGCTAGTCGAAAAGCTTCAGAAGAACCCAAACCTGCTAAAGCTTGGAGGAGACAGCAGAGAGCTTTCTATCATGTTTACTGATGTGAGAGGGTTTACATCTATCAGTGAGCATTACGGCGAAGACGTTCAAGGTCTCACTAACATAATGAACCGTTACATGACGGCTATGACAGGAAAGATTCTAGACAACTGTGGAACACTAGACAAGTACATCGGAGATGCTCAGATGGCCTTCTGGAATGCTCCTTTAGATGACAAGCAGCATGCAAAGAATGCTGTCAAAACAGCCCTCAGTATGTTGGGGGATCTTGACGATTTTAACAAAAAGATTGCCGAGGAGGGAGTTCCTCCATTTGGAATGGGTTTAGGCATTAACACTGGTACAGTGGTTGTTGGTAATATGGGAAGCGATCAACGTTTCGACTATACATGTCTTGGTGATGCTGTCAATCTTGCAAGTAGACTTGAAGGGCAGTCGAAGCCTTATGGTGTGAGAATAGTAATTGGTCCAAAGACTGCAGAATACGTTTCAGACGAGTATTTTATCATAGAACTTGACACTATTGCAGTAAAAGGAAAGAAACAAGGTGTCAATATCTATACTGTACTTGGCACAAACAAGGAAATGGAGTTCCTCAACTACACTCAGTTCAGAGACACCCACAACATAATGCTAGACAGCTATCGCACGCAAAAATTTACACACGCAATGATACTGTGTGAAAAGCTAAACAAGGCATTCAATGGTGAGCTGAATGCATACTATGAAATGATGTATGAAAGAAGTAGCGATTACGTTAAAAATCCGCCACCAGCGGACTGGGATGGAGTTCATAGAGCCACATCAAAATGAACACTTGAGTAGTTGAAAAACAACACTTATGATCAGTCCTAGAGCAAATCCAATCATTAGACACCCCCACATAGCTACAATCATGTCAGTTGTGTTGTACGTCATTTTGTTTCTCTATCTTGTTCATAAGTAGAAGGCTATTCAGTATCCTTCTTGTCTTTGCTTGCATGCGTCTCCCTCATCATTAGAACGATGTTAATTTTTTGATTCAGTCTAATCAAATCATTGTCCAACATTCTAACACGGTCGATCAATGCAATCAGGACTGTGTTTGCTTCAGATAACACAGGTTTGATTTCTGCTGTAGCCCATTTCCAAACGTAGAAGATCAAGTAACCCATACCGCCAGCAGCGACGATAGGGAATCCGTATTTGTTGATTAGTGTTACAATATCCATATTCAGTCCTTTCTTGCGTCGTTTTTACCGTCTGCTCTTGCAAGCCTGTCGGTATCAGGTCTGACATGAAGTGCTGTTGAAATTAAAGTGTCAATTCTGACGATGTCGTGATTCATAGTCTTGACACGATTGTCAAGAGCCATGATAATCCCACTTAATCCTTTTACTGAACTTTGAACGCCGGCGAGAATAAACTTGAGCGTAAGAAAAACAAAGTATCCGCCTGCTATAGAAGATGCAATTGGAAATCCAACTTCCGCCACCAGCCTAAAGAATTCTGCTTCCATGGTATACCCCCATAATAGCGGTGACAGGGGTATTTAGTTGACTCCAAGTCCCTTTCTGACGTCATCGTACAGGGACTTGGCGTGTTTATCTGAGACGTGTTCTGGCACACCCTTCTTAAACTCATTGAAATTTCCATTGGAGGCATGTTCGCGCATTTTAGAGGCCGACATTCCTTCGACACCCTCGGCATCTGGATCTCTTTGACCTGAAGAAACTACATCAATTTTCTTAAAATTGAACTCAGCCTTATCGTGAGTTCCATTATATTTGTTCAACAGATTCCTAAATTCTTCAACTCTATCAGAACCAGCTACCATTATTAAATGATTATGGCCGGCTTGAAAAAGACGCTTGGCATGATGAATAAGTGAAGGAGCTTCTTTGCTTGATCCTACAATGTTGGCGCCTGGAAAGAATCTCTTTGCGTGCTTAATTTTATCTTCTTGTGACAAAGGGTTCTTTTTTGGATCTTGAGAATGCGAAACAATGATTTCATGTTTCGCTTTGTGTTTAGCTGCAACTTCCTTTACCTTGTCTACAAGTTTTCCGTGACCTGTAGTAGGAGGATTCATTCTTCCATAAGAGAAGACGACTGGGTTTAGATCACTTTCCTCAATAATAAAGTTGCGAAATCCTTTGATCATTTTTGCTGCCATTCCTTTGGACGGAGGAAGTTAGCTTTTGCAAACTCACCTCTATTAACCAATTTGGTTACTCTATTTTTGTGCTGTACGACATAACCTTCAGGATCCGTTCCATTACCGTCAATTATCTGTTTGATTTGGCTTTGCTTTTGATTAGCAGTGTTCAGACCCTTTATTAACAGATTCTTCGCAGACTGAATGTGGTGATGAATCTGAAGTGCCTTTGCAAACGACTTCTCGTGTGTGTCGTGGAGTGCAAGAGCATTGTTCATTGCCTGAGTCTTATTGGCCTTGCCCTTCTCAGACTTCATTTTGTCAACTTCGTTTGACATTCTTGATTTGATGTGTTCTCTCAGACCAGCAGTAGTTGGCTTATCGCCGGCGCGTACAGTCTTGTTAATGTATGTTTCAATGTGATCAGTATGCTGATCAATAATATCGTGGTGTGTAGAAGAAAGGCTGTTGTGAATTTCTTGAGCCTTTTTAATGTGGTCGTCAACCTTAGCATGTTCTTCTTTTGAAAGATGAGCACCTCTTTCGATCTTTGTTTCTGGTGAAATCATGTGAACGTCTGAGTGAGGCTTGAACACAGAATGATCTTGAATAGGTGCAGCCCTCATTGTTTCTGGCTGATCAGGATTGCCATGAATTTCAGTATGAACAGCAATACCAACCTTAGACTTTACAGCCTTTTTGCCCTCTGAGGTATCCTTGCCAATATGATAGGTGATTGTATTTGGCTTGAAAGAAACTTCATGATCAGTGTGTTTCAGATCACCGTGGTCATGCATCAAGTCGCCCTGATACATTCCCTTTCTAGGAGCAACCTTTGACAGATGCTCAAACGCATTGTGCATCTTCTGTGCAAGTCCAGGGCTGTGGCCAAAGTGCTGATCAATTTCAGCATGTGAAGATGCAAATTTAGGTGTCTTGGCAAACGCACCATGTTTCGTCGTCACGAAGAATTTGCCTGTCGTTGGATGGTGGCCAAACACAATTGCTGGTGCACCATCAAGCTTTGTTGAGACGTGGCTGTCTTCAAACGATCCTGTCTTTAGACCGTTTTGAACGGAGCGCAGGGTAGATACAGCATGTTCAAATCCATGCTGACTCTTGACTGCATTATCTTCTGGGTGATCCTGATGTTTTGCATATGCAACTTCCTCGGAAGATTCCATTAGAAACGACTTGAATGACAGCACAACAAACTCCTAAAAAAATAGCCTGGAGAAGAACTCCAGGCTATTTATTGTTATTAATTTTGTAATTTATTCTGGTTTAGGCAGTTTATTCTCGATCAACTTAAGTACGAGAACAGCAAGAGCAATCATGTATGTCTTTGCAATTAGCTGGCCAACGATGTATTTCTGGCTACCAAATGCAATCTGGAGGAACAGGAAGCTGTCGACAGCCATGCCAACAACGCTGGATGCAAGAGCTGCAACGATGAGACCCTTCTTGACCAAAGGAGCATAGACTGCTGTGTCAATCAGTTCTGCGACGAGAAACGCGACAACAGAAGCGATAACAAGAGCAGGAGGAGAAAATAGCCAACTAAGTAGAGCACCAATGCAAATAGCGTAGATGCTGTATGTGAAACCAAGATAGCGATGAGTAAGATCGCGAAGAACAAATGCAAGGCCAGCCGCAAGAACACCACTAGCAGTATCATAACCAAAGCCAACAGGGATGAGGCAAGGTCCATTAGGAATACACACAGTTCCGACATTTGAAATAAGATAATTGCTTAGAGGAACCATGCTACAAAATAGGATGAATGAAATCCACCCAAGGTTTTTTCCATTAAGTTCAAAAGTCATTATAATCTCCTTATTTGAGTTTCATTCCTGGCTTGCCAAGCATCAACTTGGTATGCCAGGTACCACCTATCTTTCTTTGATAGAAGTGATCCTTAAATTCAGGATGACGTTGAACCTCTGAATCATCCTGAGGGGGTCGTTTAATTTCATCCGATTTGTCTAGATGCTTGTGGACTTCTTCATATGGAACCACATGATTTCTAAGCTCATCTGGGCCAACTACTTTCTTGACAAAAGAGAGGGCAGCAGATGACTTTTCACCATAGGATCTGCCTCTCGTTAGGTCATCACGAAATATTTCAGCAACACCCTTCTTGCCTTCATCTGACCCATCAGAGGCTACTGCAACAGACTTACGACCATTCTTGTCCTTGTAGAAAGCTGCAGAGACAATCTTGTTGTCTTTCTTCTTGAGCTTCCACATAGGAATGTTTTGAATCATGTCGTGCTTATCTTTGAAACCAGATCCATGAATTCCCCCTATCTTCGAGTAGGATTTCTGAAGCAGGCCATGAACCTCATCAGCATATTGATGCTTGCGAGGATCGTCATGCATGAGGTTTATAAACCTCTCATAGAGGAATTCTTTGAACTTGTCCATAGAGTTATTTATTAACTAGCCTACCTTCAATAGTACGCCAGTCTGTAATTTTCAACACGTTTTCAACATAGATGTCTCTTTTGCCAGGATAGTCATAGATAAATGCATGCTCCCAAAGATCCCAAATTCCAACTATAGAATTGAATAAAGATTCAGTATATTCATGGTTTTTAATCAGTGTGAGAGCAGGCTTGTTGTCTTGTTTGATTAAAACGACCCATCCATTTCCCTGAAGGACGCTTGATGTTTCTTTAATTTCTTTCAAAAAATGATTCCACGAGTCGTAAGATTCTCCGATCCAATCAACAAAGAACGGAGAAGGATCCACACGTTTATCTGTCAGATTTGCCCACCAAAGATTGTGCAGTCTAATTCCGTGTTCTTGGAACTCATCTCCTGTTTCTGCATACTTCTTGGAATAGTTCTTCGTCAGGATGTTATAATGAACATCAACAGTCTGCCTGCTCATCTTTGGAGCCAGGCTATCAATGTCATACTTTAGATCAAGAACTGGAATTGTCTTAGTAGAGAATCGGTTAAACGTTTTCATGTTTATTCCTTTTGAATTATCTGTAATCATAGCTTATTGTACTTTTTTCTTAGCTGATAATAAACACAGAACCAGTAGTTTGATGACCACTTGCTTCTGTCAAAATGAACAGAAGTGTAATACGCAAACTTGGCTAAATTTATTCTATTCGTTATCGTAGCCGAGTTCTCTGAAAAGGTTGTACTTTTTGACGAATCTATAGAGAAGGCCGTCTTCTTTACCGTGCGCTTCAATTTCCCAAGGAAGCTCCCAGTAATCATCGTTTTCAAACAAACTCTTGAACTTAGTGTTCTTCCAAAGAACATACTTCTCATTACGACCAAACCTTTCCTTCAATTCACCTTTTGCCATTTGCTTGACATGAACAAACTCGTGAGCCAAAGATAACAAGATCCTCTCGTAAGCTTGCTCTTTTTCCAACCCTATGTCTTTTCTGATGACAATGGAAAACTCTCTTGGGCGCACATAATCATCTTCCCACGTAGACAAACCATCTGCCTCAATACCATCAGATAGTTCTACAGTCACTTCTAAGTTGTTTGTTAAGTTTTTGTGAAATAGTTTGGATGCATAAAAGTTAGATGCCAGCTTGATCAACTGGCACAGCCTATGGTCCTTAGAGTTCACAATGTGCAGAATCAAGTTTCACCTCTTGCACTTTCATAGATTATTTAGAGTGCACAATCAAGATAAAAAAAAGAGGGATGGGTTTGACCCCATCCCTCTTTATAGATGTGTAGACAGGAGGAACCCCACCTATTTGATACCCTGTCAATTCCGTTGCTTACGCCACTTGCCTCTTGAGCTGCAGACTCAAACACACATGCTAGTGACATATTTATCTTCAACGAAAGTCATCAAACAGGTTTTTTAGCGATTTTGGACCTGAAATTTCCTTGCCTACCTGTGTTTTATCAAACGTCGGTGTGTCGTCTAGGATGTCTTCTTGTGCAGATTGTTCTACGTCATATAGCTTCATTTTTGCCCTATCAACACCAATGACAAACCTCTTATAGAGGCCAGGATCATTGTACCTGTTCTTGAGCTGCTTGACCATGATCTGATTCAGCTGTTCTAGCTCCTCAGTCGAGATCAATGCAATCATTAGATCTGCTGTGGCTGGCAGACCAAAGCTCTCAGAAACGTCCTCAAGACCAACGTCTGAGTTAGTGTAGCCAGAACGAGTCGTTTGGGTTGCTGAAATCAGCGGAACGTCGAACTCAACAGCAAGACCTCTCAACTCTTCTGCAATAGCCTTGACGTAAGTGTATGAGTTGATATTCGAACCACTTTTTAACCTAGACGACAAGCAAATATTCAAGTAGTCAACATATATAATGTTGGGTACGAAGTTCCTCTTAATCTTGAGTTCGTTCAGCAGATGTCTAAAGTGTCCAGAGCCCGCACACGCAGTTGGATACTCTTTAATAATCAGCTTACCCTTCGTCTTATCGTTCACCCTTGCAATCTTCTTCTCATATACTTCCTTAGGAAGCATAGTGAGCTCGTCGACTGTTACGTTGAGAAGGTTGGCATCAATGCGCTCTGCAATACGTTTTTCCGCCATTTCCATAGTGATATAAAGTACGTTGAGACCCTGCATGAGATTGCCGGCAGCGCAGTGACACATGAAAAGTGACTTTCCAACACCCGTATTGTGTGAAGAAATACCGTTGGTAAAGTAACGATGATTTTCATGATCGACATTAATGTCCACAATCGGTATCATGTCTCCAGTGTAAGTCACTTCTCCCTTCCGAACACCGTTGTTGGTTAACAAATGAACTTGACCCCTGCCAGCAAGCTCTCGAGCTGACACCCAACCAATAGTGGTTTCAAACAGATGGTCGCCATTACATCTAACAACAGATCCACTATCCATTTTTAGTACAAATTCTTCATACATCCCTTTGTCAATAAAATAATTGACACCTACCCAACCATCAGGAGATTCAACCTCTATTCCATAGCCCTCGTCTAGGAGACGCTTGACGTCTCCAATACAGATTTCTCTTTCTTCGTAGGGTAGCCCTTTCTCCATGTCACATTCTCCTTCAAAAATTGTTCCCGCTGTTTCTCGTCGCGAAACTTGATTATACTTCTACCGTCGGTTACAGGTTTCTTAGCAGACAATGAGTTACATTTAGCAGCATACTGTTTATCTTTGAAAGAGCCCATCTGTTGTTTGAACTTAATGTTGTTTGGATATGATGCTTTGCCGCCAAGAGAGGCTCTTTCTTTTCTTCCAGACTCAGAAGACCAATAATAGAAGTTTTTTACTACCATGTCATCACATTGTTTTTTTTGTGTCTCTATACCTTTAAGGGACCATAGAAGCCTTTGATCGCTTGTAGCTGAATGAATTCCTAGTTTGTTTTGTTTAGCTAGGAGGCCGTGTTCTATTCTATCTTGTTCGGATAAGCCGCTTGGGCCAATGCCAATCATTTTATAAGCTCTTTTGTCTCTCGTGTCATTATTGAGTTTCCACATAATAAAATGAAGTAAACAATGCTCTCTTTGTGTCACAAACAAGATATTATCTTTAGTGTATTTTCCTCCTTTATATCCTGGAGTAATTCTATGTTTGTGGCATCCAGGAAACTTACTTCTATTAATGCAATTTTCAATGAGAGTGTTGTACGCACTTTCGTATATGTTTTTCATAGCACCCTCCAATGGTTGTGTTTTATTTATCACACCGTGGCCGGTACAGGGGCATTATTTACAACTTTTTTTCAAACGTACACGTATTTTTGTGTCTGGGTGTACACAGCCTGCCATAACAATGTTAAGCGTCTTGTTGGGTAGTCCACCCTTTGTGATCTTGTTCATGTAGTCTAGGTCGAACGAGATCCTCTTTTCCTTAGTGTGATAGAAGTCAAAGCGCTCCTCATAGTCTTGAAGAAAGTCGTGACCAATGTGTGCATCAAACGACACTGCAAGAGCGTCAGAAAGGATCTTTGGAATCGATCCTGTTCCGACGTCTGCAACCTTCTTGTCTAGAATCTTGATAGAAGACATGATTGCATTGTAGATTGCTTTGTCCTGGCAGAACTTCTCTGTCTGGTCAAGCAACCAATCAATGTTCGTAGAAGGGTCAATTGACAATGTGTCAATCAACCCAATCATATTCTTGAACTGCTCCTCATTGACGTTCGTCAGGTTGTTAGCTTCTACAACAAGAGCCTCCTTCGTAGGAAACGCATTAAACTTTTTGATGTAGTTGTCGACTATCTCATAGACAATCTTATCCGTACTATCCTTGAAGTATTCGTCCTTCAAGAATGGCAGGACCTTTCTTCCATACTCCTCGTTGTATACGAGATGAGAAAGAATCAAACGTTCAATCACTCATTGCCCCCATAGCTAAATTCCTTCTTGGCAGCCTCATCAAGCTTAGCAAGAATCTCATCAGTAAAGTAAGCTTCCGGGTTCTCCTTGATCTCCTTGCCAAACACCTTGCGACCATCAGAGAGCTCGTAGCGTGTAGAGACCTTCTTGATGATATCATACTTCTCTGCAAGATCAAGCAAACCGTAGTACTTGTCAAGACCCGTGTCGTACCTCAGAAGGACCTCAACGTCCTTGTTCTCCCGAGATAGACGAGACTTGTGCATCCTGACCTTGACGATGTTGCCAATGATCTCATCACCATCACGTTCCTTCTTCTTGGAAAGAAATGCAATAGAAGATGCAGCATACTTGAGGCCAGTGCCACCACCCATTTCCTTGGTAGGAATGTAGGAACCGACAACCTCATAGACGTGGTTTGTCACGATCATAGGAACCTTGACCTTGGCAAGCTTCAGGGTCAGCACACGGAATGCTGCCTTGATCACCTGAGCCTTGGTCATGTCTCTCGTCTCTTTGCCTTCTGCAGTGTCTTCCATTTCCTTGGTAGTAGAAAGCAGGCCAAGGCTGTCAAGGACAAACATCATCGGAGGACGGCTGTCTACAGGCGTCTTCTCATAAGCATCGAGCATCTTGAGGGCATGTGTGCGAAACTTCTGGATTGTGTCTGGCTCGGAAATGATCACGCGAGTTGTGTCAATCCCACGAGACTCCATCATCGACTTAGTGACAGCAGCCTCAGTGTCGTAGTAGACGACGCCCCCATTCTTGTGAATGTCAAGGAAGTTCTTGACAACGCTAAGAACAAAGAACGTCTTGCCAGTCGAAGTCTCACCAGCAAGAGCAGTTATCTTATTGTTTGGTACACCACCGTAGATACTGCCAGATAGCACAGCGTTAAGAATATAGCATCCAGTATCAATGCATCCACTATATTCAGCTGCTCCGTGTCCATCTGACGCGATAGATGTATCATCATCCTTGAGTTCCTCTACAAGGTTTCTAAAGAAGTTTGCCATATTATCTATCCTCACTCAGTTATTGACTTTAGCTTCTTGATAAACTCATCAACCTTCTTCGTACGATCTGGCCAGTGAAGGTATTCCTTCTCTGGGTTCTTTTTGAGGTTATTGAGGAACGTCATCACAAGCTTCATTGATCGTTCAAGTTTCAACTTGTAATCATCTGCCTTGATCTTGCTTGAGTCAACTTCCTCTTGCGTCTTTTCTGTAAAACCAAAATCAAAGTCAAACTCGTCGTGTACATTCTTGTTCATCCGAAAAATCCTTCTAGTGTTGCTTGCTTTTCGACTCTCCAGCCAATCACATCAAGGATCGCCTTGAGAGGTTCGACAAACCCCTTGTCGAACTGTGTGTCATAATCAATTGCATTGTCAATCCCAAACTGTTTTGGTATTTCTCCAGGAGAGGAGATCACATCGCTCATAGCCTTGTTGGGCAGGGTCAGGTAACAATACTTGACCTTCTCACCCTCATTGACAGCAGGATACTTGTTTGTCAGCTTCATCTTGCCAAGCATGTTGTTGTAGACGAGAGCACCTCTGACATGGATTGGTGTCTTCTGCTTGAACAACTTGACATGATCAGAATACTTGGCAATCCCATTTGCAGATCTTGGAAAGGCAACCTCTTCAAATGGCATCCCACGGAATGCCAGCCTCTGCTGCTCGATGAAGTCCATAACTTCCTTCTCTGTTCCAGTCATCACGAGCTTGATTGCCTTCTTGATGATCTCTCGGCACGCAGAAGGTGTCGATGTCTTGATAGCCTCGATCCCCTGCATCTTCAGCTTGGGTTCGGCATACTTGACACCCTCGTTATTGTGAACGTTGAGGATGTACCGCTTCTTTGCAGTCCAAATTCCTTTGTCTGCAATCACCTCACGCTTCATGTGAAGCTTCTGGTCATACGCATTGACATACTTTGCAAGCTCACCATGGATCTTAGCCAGGAATGTCTCGATCTTTTCGTTGGCAACCTTGTCAAGGAAGTCGACCACCTCAGAGGTTTCCATCTTTCCTTTGTAGACGTGATTGACAAGAGAATCGAATGTGATGTACATCGAGTCGGTGTCACAAGCAATCACATAATCGACGTCCTTTGTCTTCAATGTTGCATTCATGAACTTGTTGATACGATCTTCAGTCCACCTGATCGACAGCTGGCCACATTGTGTGATAGACTCAGCCAGGCGAGGATCAAACCATCTCATGTAGACGTTGCCCAACGCTCCGTATGCTGAGTTCAATTGAATCTTCTTTGCCATCTGAAGATTATTAAGACGTGCAACTTCCTTCTCATGATCCTTTGTCTGTGTCTTCTCGTACTTTTTCTTTGCCTCGATCATTCGCTTCTTGTACACAGAACGATCTTCATAGACTCGCTCCATCAACGAAGGAAGGAACCCCTTCCTGTCACGATCGAACAAGCAACCAATTGCACTAATTGCGAGGTTGTCTGTATCAAGCTGGTTCCTGATCTCTGGTTTGTCGAACAAGCCAGCCAACACCTTCTCGACAGGATCGTCTCCAGGGATTTCAATCTGGCCAACAAACGTCTCAGGCGAGATGTTGTACATCATAATCAGGTGTGGATACAGGGAAGTGAAGTCGAATGAAAGCACCCACTTGTGCAAGCCAACCTGAGGGTCCTTGACGTATGCGCCACGAATCTCTCGAAGCTTCTCTCTAGAAGAGACATCGAAGTTTGGAACGACAATGTGCTTGTCAAGCAGGTAGTTGTGGATAATGATGTCCCACATTCTGACAGACGTGAACGTGTCTAGGAAGTTGACCTTGCCATCATAAGCAAGAGCGTAGACAAGCTCAATCAGCTTCAACTTGTCCTCGAGTCGATCGACTAGGACGACGTCCTTGATGTTGTAGTCGATAAACCCATCATAGTCGTTCTCATAGAATTCATGAAGAGAGTCATACTTGTGAGACAGCTTGCGCTCACCAAGCTCCATGAAAGCAACGTGATCGAGCTTGTAGCTCTCTTGTGGTGTGTATGAGAACTTCTTATAGAGAGGAAGATAGTCAAGGACTGTCAGGCCAGCAGGAAGGTAGACGGTCTGCTCCTTGCCAGTGAACGTCGTGAACGTCCTCTCATCCAAGATGTTCCAAGGAGACAGCTTCTTTGCAGCCTGATCACCAAGGACGCTTCTAATCCTGTTGACAAGATAGGGAACGTCAAATCCTTCCACGTTCCATCCAGTGACGACATCAGGGAGGAATGACTTCGATCGCCAGACGTTAATGAAGCTCGCGAGCAGCGCCACTTCATCTGTGCACTTGAAGTATGTGACGTCTTCGCTCTTTGTCTTGTAGTCCTTGCAACCAAAGACGACACTCTTACCATTCTTCCTCATCGTGATTGCAAGGACCTCATCAGAGGCACGATCTGCACTAGGAAACCCATTGCCTGAGTAGACCTCAATGTCGATGGAAACGACAGAGATCAAAGAAGGGTCGTACTGAATTTCCTGCTCAGGATAATGGTCTCTGATGAACGTGTAGACATAGTTAGTCAGCCCGTAGATCGCGACCCCAGAAACATCCTTGTATCGCTTGACAAAGTCCCTTGCATCATAGACAGAGTCAAAGTCAATTCGGTCGACAGGAGTTCCCTTCAGCGTCTTATAGTCGGTGTTACCTGTCTTGGAATTCATGAACAGGTAGGGCTTATACGGGATCGTGTGCAGGACCTTCTTGCCGTTCTCGTATCCAGTCAAAAGAATCTCGTTGCGATGCAAATAGACATTCGTGTAGAAACGCATCGTTCCTCCAGTGATAAACAAACCAGCAATGTAACAGAGAATTACAGATCAGTCAAGAGATAGTTTCTTGTCTTCAATCGACTTGATGTAGTTGGATAGCTTGTCTAGGTAGCCTTTGTTGCGAAGCTCTTTGTAGACAAGGTTTTCAAATGAGAACTCACCAGCCTTTTGAATCCCAGCTCCTCGCATGCCATGGATTCGATCCTTGACTTTCTTGAGAACATTAAGATCGTCTGTGTGGGAGTCAATCAGATTGTCAATTCTTTTCATGAAGTAGTCGGTCTTGTTCTCTAGGTGCTTATCCTTAGAGAAGTCAAGGCTGAGGAAGTCTGGCTTCTGAATCCATTTGTCGGCTGACAATGAATACACACCTTGGCCTAGATGAGGCTTCTCAGCAAGAGGCTGAGCATATAGCTCTACAGGATAGCCTCTGACTTTGATGTTGTGAGAGTCGGCCCACATAGCCTTCTTGTCAAACAAATAGTCATCAACAAAGTCTTTGCCGACAGATAGCTTCGAGAAGTCTGTGACGAGGTGAACGTCTAGATCAGACAGATCGGTGTAGTTGTAGTTTGCATTGCCGCCAGTCAACTGGACTTCCTTGACTGCATTCTTTGGAATAGAAGCAAACTCTCTCCACTTGTCTGCAATTGAAAGAAGGACCTTCCTGACCTCAGGACGAAGCTTGTCGCCATCCCAAATCTTCTCGTTCAACTTGTCGTGATACGCAAGAGAGGTTTTTTCCAAAAGAAACTTGTTGAACTTTAGCATGCTTTCCTCAAACGAGTGGGGGCGCCAGTTCCCCGGCGCCCCTATTTAGTCAATCCCTTGGAAGGATCCTTCTGTACCCGTAATCAGGCAATCTTTCGATCTTATGGTAATCAGGTTCTGGAGGAGAAAGAATCCAAGAAATTAGAGCTTTCAGCTTCTTCCATACGAAAGAAAAGCCTTTGCCTACGAGTTCAGCCATAGCCTTACTACGATAAGCTCTTGCAGCAGCCTCTAACTGTGCAAGCTCATATGCAGAAGGACTCACTTCTCTTCTGCAAGGAACTTCTTAGATGAAGTCTCTCCCACTTCGATCTTACGAGGCTTCTTGTGCTCTGGAATAATGTTTTCCAGCCAAACCTTCAGCATCCCGTTGATCAGATCAGCATTCTTGACCTCGATGGTGTCTGCAAGGGTGAATGTGCGAGTGAATGCACGATTGGCGATTCCCTTGTAGAGGATGTTGTTCTCATCATCGTCAGAAGACTTGCCAGAGATGACCAGCTTGTCATCCTGCAGTGTGATCTCGACATCGCTGCGGCCAAAGCCAGCTACAGCAAGCTCGATCACATACTTGTTATCCTCAATCTTTCGAATGTTGTATGGAGGATAGGAAGGAATGTTTTTTGAAACAGACGATGCAAGATCGTCTAGCTTCTTCCACAGATTGTCATAGCCAACAGAAAAAGGATTGTAGTCAAAAGGTGTTCTTGTCATATAGACCTCCTATTAAGCAAGGTAAATGTATGCCCCCATAAGGCGGGCAGGTGTTATATAAGAATTGATACGTCAAAAGTCAACACTCACTTGTCATATCCCCTTTCAAGCCCATACATTTGAATCTTGGCGTCTTCAATACTTAGCTTGCCTTCAATGATATCAAAGACCATGTCCTTGAAATGAACATATTGATCCATGTATGCATTTGATAGTTCGCACAACTCAGCAATCTGCTCTTCGCATGATGGCACTATCATTTCCTCTACGCCGGTAAAGTAATTCTCGCTGCATGATGGCTTGTTTCGTTCGTCTATCATTTTCTCTACGAGATGAAGATAATTTGGTGTCTCGCTCATATTTACTCTCCGTTAGTCAGACAATCCAAAGTGGACTCTCATATTATCATTGATCGTCCTGTAAGGTTCGCGATAGATCATCTTTGTAGAAGGATCGCTTTCAAGAACGATTTCCATACACTCGGTGATGATTAGTTCAGCAAACTTCTCAGCATCCTGCATTTTACTATCTGAATCATATTGAATAAGACCAGATTCCTTAGCAAGTTCCAATAATCGCTTGTTCATTGTTTATTATCCTTGATCCACAATAGACCTAAATTAGAAACTGGCTTGTATCCCTCTTCAATCAATTCATCACGGCTCTTTGCTGCTTTGTATAATTCAGAAATTGCATTATTTGGCATCGGCTGAACCGAGCAAATATCTGCAGCAAAAACATTCGGATCCAATCCAACCATACGAGGCATCAAAACTTTCTTTTCACTCATTGTTTATCGCTCCTTTGCTATAAGGCAAAACTGTATTGACTATCAGATTACTTGCGATTGATATAGACCTCTGAACTTCTTTTGGATCAACGTGGACGAATACCAGCTTGGCATAGTCATTGAACGCTTTCTGATCCATAGGCTGACGCATATCGCGCGGATACTGTAGCTGCAAGTAGCCCTCTAGAATGGGTTGACGATCAACTCCACAGTCTAGATAGAACTGATGCATATTAGCATCAAAGTTTTTGATGTCGAGCTGTTTCATATGTTCTTCCTACTTATTGCTCAATCCTTTGTGTGGAGACAGCACAGGTTACTCGCATGGCTCTAGGGCATGCTGTACTATTACAGACGATGTTGATTGGACAACCACAGTCTTGCGCTACAGTTGGTTTATACTGGTATAGGGGTCTAGTAGACTCCAAAATTGCTACACGAGCCTCTAGTGCAGCCAGTCGTGCTTCCAAGGCTGTTAGTCTTGCTCCTGAATCGCCCCCAGTAGCTGTAGATCTTCGTCCACTAGTACCCTGATCGGGTGTTTGACTAGGAACTCCTGTTCCAGTAGTTGGCTGATGTCCTCTCATAATGTTATCCTTTCATATATTATTCGTAGATACTTCCAGGCTGTCCTGGCTCATTGCTGTTTGTGCAAGCAAGACTGTGATCTGAATGGTGTGGACAACGCTTGTTGCCGCAAATCTCACACGCAAATCTAATCGGAGTTGATATTAGTCTGATGAATGAGTGTTGATTTTGTTTTAAAGACCATTCATCATGGCATTTGATACAGTAGCAGCTAGGTTCGTTCATGCTTTAATCTTCCTTGTTTATCTCTGTAATAACGACTTTGATCCTTGTATACAATAACACTAACAGGACCAGATTGCACTAATTCTTGCAACTGACTCTCATACTATTATCCTAGCCTTCGCTTAAATTTCAGTCATTTTTCCATACACACCCATTCGATTTTCTTCACGGTGCCTGAGGCTAGCCGTTCTGTTGCGCGACCGGCCGCGACGCACCGCTCTTGAGAAGTGAACTCAGCTACAGTAAGTGCGTTGCTGTTACCCTGAGCAAGTGGTCCAACGTGTGCAAAAATTATCAGTACATATATCACGTTACCTCACTCCTTTCTATATACCTCTATCTTGATAAGACCACATATAAACCACTCTTAAAAAAGAAGTTCTATCTTCTGCCTGTCTTTTTGCAACATCTTTCCTTCACCGAGCCAGTTGTCAAACTCGCGATATAAATCCTCTCTAAGCCAAATAGTTCCACCAAAGCTCAAACTATTAGACATCACTCTGGCTCTTTATAGTCTCGTGTCTTGGTGTAGACAGCCATACCTTGGATGCCATAGCTCGGACAGACAAAAATCTTCTCAGGCAATCCCATCTTATCTCTGTTGTGACTTTCACCACAGACGAAGTATGCGCCAGACTTTTCAGCAAACACATGCGTTAGAATCTTTTTCTGTTTCTCCAAAACATCTGCCGCTTCATCGAGGGCTCTTGCGCGAATAGCATGACCCCAGTAATCAGCATCTTCAGTAGCTTTTGCTGCTTGCTGATCAAACCAGTTAGCAATCACTCTAACAGCTTTGACTAGATCTTCTGATGAAGTTTTTACCATCCTCATCACCGATTATAGCAGATCTTTTGAATATCGTCTGCACTTATCTTAGCTTCAATAGCTTGTGTGACACACTTGTATTTGGGAGCACTAGAGATTCCATCGGCTGTTACAATCAAAATAAACGCAACAAAGAAAAGCCCCGCTACTGTCGTAAGTATAATAACTTCATCTTTCATTACGTTGTCCTCCAATGGGAAGGGAAAGTGGGTCCACGTCCTCTGGCAGGATCTCGATAAGGCCCCCAGCTTTATCGGCTTTATCAATCCATCTTTTTAGAACAGAAGAAGAATATAGAGAGGTCCCGTAGTTATCTTTACGACAGTGATACACACTACCGCTGTATCCGTAGAACAAATATTTACCCTTCTTATACTCTGAGCGGACAATACCTGAGTTCAAACGCCAATTCTCAGGTTCGACAAAACCACCAAACCAAGTACCAAATACCTTATAGACAGTTTGATCTTGGTAAGTAATCTTTACAATGACCCATCGGTCAGGAAAGTATTCATTCATAATCCCTCCTGTTCTTAATCAAACCTAATAGTTCCACCAAACATCAAACTATTAGACATCACTCTCCCATGCCCAATATGTAACGATCCAATCATCAATACAATCATGTTTGGTATAGGTTGCATCCACATAATCTTTACCAAATTTCCTACACATCCTAGCATACCAAAAATCGAAATACGAATCTATGATTTCCTGTTCGCTTTTGGTAAGTATAACATTACCTTCTTCGGTTGGTTCGAGATAAGAGTAATATTTCATTAGTAGATACTCCCAGGCTGTCCTGGCTGATTGCTATTTGTGCAAGCAAGACGATGATCCGAATGGTGTGGACAACGCTTGTTTCCGCAAATCTCGCAAGCAAATCTAATAGGAAATGAAAATGGTCTGGTTGTGAGCGGATCTTGTTTTGACGCCCACTCATCATGACATTTGATACAGTAGCAACTAGGCTCTTTCATCCCTTACCTCCTCCAGGTAGCTATAGGCAACATCACGATAGGCTTCAAAAGCCACATCTCGCATCATGTTTACAACACTACTCCCAGGAGGTGTGAAGTCTTGTGCAGTCCGTCTAAGGGCACAATCACCAATAGATCCTGCCTGTTCAAATGCCTCATAGTCTTTGATAAGACTAAGCACATCCTTTTGTGGCAGGATACTGATATAGGATCTAATGATATTCATATAACTTCACCTTCATTTCACTGTTCTAAGAAGGATTGTATCACAATTAATCCTTCCAGTCAACGGAGATGCAACTGCCTTGACGTTGTCGAGGACAGTCCGCAAAGCAACCTTGCCTCCCGACACAACTGTTGGGAGAACCTTATCAGGCTTCCTCAACTTTTTACTGGTTGATGTCTTTTTATCGAATGCTAAAATTGTTGATCCCTTGACTTTCAAACCAGCAATCCCTTCCGAGTGATACACGCCCAGCTTTCGCGTCTTCACATTGTAGACCCAAAGCTGGGATGCTCCAATGATCGACTCAGGTGAAACGCTGTTGATCCCCAGATCCTTGAAAGACAGC